GACTATTGGTATTCCTTCTCCGTGGCCTAGATACAATGAGGCTATTGGTGGCGGTCGTAGACGTGGCGGCGTATATCTTATTGCTGCTAGACCAAAGGCTGGTAAATCAACATTAGCTCTTAATGACGCTATTCATGTTGCTTATAAACTAAATATTCCAACATTATACCTAGATACAGAAATGACCGAAGAGGGTCAGTATCCTAGACTGTTAGCCAGATTGTCTAAGTTATCAATAAACAATGTTGAGCGCGGCAATCTTACAAATATAGAAATTGACAATCTTGTTAGGGTGGGCAGAGATATTAAAAATATGCCCCTATACTACCGCAAGATAGCTGGTAAGAGCTTTAGTGAAATAGCCTCTATTATTAGAAACTTTGTTATTCAACATGTTGGTATGGACGGAGGCGTCACGAAAGATTGTCTAGTTATTTATGACTACTTCAAACTTATGGACGCTTCAACTCTTGCCGATATGCAAGAGTATCAGGCTATGGGTTTTCAAATCCAAGAACTAACGAATATGTGTATTAAGTACGACTTTCCATGCTCTGCTTATGTACAGCTAAATAGAGATGGTATCACAAAAGATACTTCTGACGCCATAAGTCAATCGGATAGACTTGTTTGGTTATGTTCGTCTTTATCTATGTTAAAACGTAAATCTTCCGAAGAAATGGGACTTGATGGGTTTGTTAATGGAAATAGTAAGTTGATTGTCTGTGATGAACAGAGATATGGTCCCGGCTTGGAAGGTGGAGATTATATCAATCTTATGATTCAAAGAGATAAGTGTATTGTTGACGAGGTTTGCTTAAAAAGTAAAATTGCACAACAAAATCAAGGTTTTGATAGTAACGAGGAAGAAGATGACGACGGGGATTCGGAATTTTGAGCTTTCAGCTATTAACCAACAGTTAGTAAATAAGCTCTCATATCTATTACCATATTTTGGTATATTGCACACGGACTACAAAAATAGGGTCGCTTTTAGCTGCCCTATTCACGGTAGTGATAAATATGAGTCCGCCTGTATATTCAAAAACGGTGAAAAAAGGAATGGTAATTTTGTATGTTGGACGCGGCACTGTGAAAACGATATTGGTTTTACGGCATATTCGTTCTTTAAGTATCTCTTAAAAAAAAAGATAGTAAACTAGACTATACTAAGTGGCTAGAGGAACAAAAGATTGAGTTTGTTAGATATAATCCACAAGAGATGGATATAATCTCGTTTAATGATTTTGTTAATAAGTCGTTTGTACAAAGAACCGTCGAACCAACGAATATCCAGAGTAGGGAATATGTTAGAAGTAAACTAATTATTCCTTCCGATTATTTCATTAAACGTGGATACAAGCCTCAAACTATGAATAAGTTTGATGTTGGCCTATGTGTCACTAAAGGTAGTTCTGCCTATATGAGAGCTACAGTTCCGGTATATGATACTACTGGACAGTTTATGATTGGATATAGTGCGAGAAGTATAAACGATAAATGTCCTATGTGTGAAACCTATCATTACTTTAAGCATCCATGTCCAAGAAATAAGATAGAAGAAGTATATGCTAGAAAATGGAGACATAGCGAGGGTTTTTCTACTGGAACTACACTATACAACATATGGAATGTTAACAGTCCAAGTGTTATATTGGTTGAGGGGCCGGGGGATGTTTGGAGATTAGATGAGTGTGGATGTAACTCAGCATTAAGTATTTTTGGGTGTAATATAACAAACAACCAAATTCAACAACTTGCTGAAAAAAACGTACAAAATGTTACCATCTGTCTTGATAATGATAAGGCTGGTATAGATGGCACATATAAAATATATGAGAAACTTAAAATGTACTTCAATGTAGAAGTAATTACAACGAATCAAAAAGATGTTGGCGATTCGTCTATTAGCGAAGTTCAAGATTTACTAAAGGGGTCGAGATGGAAATTATTGGAATAGCTGGAGCTAAAGGTGCTGGTAAAGATAGTGCTGCAAAACTAATTACCGGTATGGTAATGCAAAAGGTTGGTATGATTCAAGATTACGATATGACAGAACAGGGTGAACTAATCATCTACTATTCTGATTCTGTTGATGGCGTATCTAAAAGACAAGAGGGTATTTTTAACTTAGATAATAGGTCAGAAGCCTTTCAAAACTACCTATACGAAATGGTTTGGCCTCATGTTAAGACATATCATTTTGCGGACGCTCTAAAGGTAATACTTTCTAGTATGTTCGGTCTTAGTATAGACATGCTTTTTGGAACACAAGAAGATAAAGCAAGCCTATCCACCATTAAGTGGGGTCAGTTGGTAGATATTATTCCAAAGAAAAAACTAAAGAAAAATATCAATCTTGAAGAGTTTATGACATACCGTGAAGTTATGCAATACTTTGCGGACGTTATGAAAAATGTTGACGACCTTTGTTTTGTAAACAATTGCCTTCAACAAATCGAAATGGAACAGGTTCCTATATCCCTGATAGCCGATGTAAGAACAGAACCAGAGGTGATGGCTCTTAAAGCTAAAGGGGCTAAGATTATCTATTTGACAAAACGTCCAGAAGATAACGATTCTCATCATATTGAAAATGGTCTTGTTAATACGGATAGAGCTGTATTCGATATTGTTCTTGATAATCAAAACATGTCTATAGGTGAGAAAAATGTTAAACTGGTTAGTGAACTTAAAAATATTGGTTTTTTGCAATGAAACCTGTTTCTATAGCAGACCTTTGGGAAGCATTAGAGGATAGTATGAGGATGTGTGCTAAATTGCGCGGAGAGCGTCTATCTCATAATAACTATCAGTAAAACGAGCGGGACGGTTTGGATTATATGGTTATTTGCACGGTTGGGTTCTTAGCGGCCGACACAATTATCAAGTATATCCAAGAACAAAAGCAGGAACAAGAGGATGTAGAATGAAAAATTACCATTTCAGATTTGTGCTGACGACGGAATGTTGGAAACTATAGACAATATCAAACCTCTTAGTAAGGGCTGTATTGGTAATAGGGGAACGCTTACATCTATACCGTACAGTAATCCTGTATGTGATATAGTTGAAGTAACTAAAGAATATATTAAGTTTAAGAGTATATAGTATGGCTATATGTTGTTATGCTAGAAGTTCATCTTTGAAATCTTGGGAATATTGTCAACAACAGTATTTTATTGATTATAATCTTGGTATTAAGCAGCCGGGTAACAAGAAGGCTGTTATGGGTACAATCACCCATAAGGTTCTTGAATGGCTTGCTATGGCTAGATTAAATCATAACGATGATAAGATTAAATTTTTTGATGATTCGCTACAGGAAGAACTGGAGATTTGTCCGAAACAACTAATGGAAGTTACTACTTTAGAAGATAAAATAGTAAACGAAATTAACAAGACTAGGGCTAATAAACAAATCTATAAGACGGGTTCTATACTACCATACGGTTCTCGGCGTATCGGATATTCTGTGGTAAATGATTTGGTTGTTAAAGCCTTTAATCACTACTCAGCCAAGAGTCCTTATGATTGGACACTTACAGACCTTAAGAATTGTGGTAACTGGACATGGATGGCTCTTGAGTGGGGAGACGGATATTATGACCCTCGAAAAAGAAAGATAGTTTCTTCCGAGTGTTCGTTTGATATGCCAGTAGAGTGTGATTGGGGAAGCTATGAATATACACACAACAACAAAAAAATTTCTGGAAAATTTGCAATAAAGGGCACAATTGACTTGATTACCGAAGTCGATTGTGATACACTAGAAATAATCGACTGGAAAACCGGTCAGAGGGTTGATTGGGCGACTGGAGAAGAAAAGACCTATAGTAAACTATGTGAGGATAGTCAGCTTGCATTATATCATTATGCAGCAACGAAACTATTTCCTAAATATAAGCATATTATATTCACTATATTCTTCATTCGAGACGGCGGTCCTTTCACTATCGTGTTTGATATAGATAATCACGCGAAAGTGGAAGAAACATTAAAGAACCATTTTGACGATGTTAGGAATACAAAACTTCCTAAGATGTTATCACCACAACAGAAAGATTTTAGATGTACCAAGCTATGTTCGTATTATAAGAATATGTGGCCTGGAACAGACCAAAATATTTGCAGATTTATCCATAATGAAATAAAGCGTATTGGTATTGATAGTGTAATTGATACATATAAGCAAAGTTCGCACACGTTTGAAAAGTATAACAGTCCAGGAGAATAATGTAATATGAGAAACTAGGTAGTATATGCAAAAAGTATTATTATTATCATGCGTGGTAGGATTATGCTTACTTATATCTTCTACAATGGCAGATATGCCCGATGTAGAGTTGCATACTAAGTGTTTATACCCGGTAGTAAAGATTCTTTTATCTGATGGTGGTGGTGGTTCTGGAGTAATTGTTAGGTCTTTCAAAGTTAAAGAGGGAGAATATACAAATATAGTTATTACCGCCGGACATATACTAACGCAAGATATTGAGGTACTTGTTCCTAAATATGAGAACTGGTCTGTTCTAAAAGAGTATGTTAAGTATCCGTGTGGTATAGTAACTGCATCTAATAAATACGATTTAGGAATCGTTGCTTTTTATAGCAAAGAACCAATGTATACGGCTAATATTGATTTTACCGCTAAGTATTACATAGGGTCTAAAATTATAAAGATGGGGTATGGGGTATTGGACGAAGCTAGGTTGGACAGTGGAGAAATTACGTCTGTAAAATTTGCTAGTAAAGACTTGTTTAAGGATTGTATTCGTATGAATAATCCAACCACGTTGGGGGATTCGGGTGGGCCGTGCTATCTACAAAGTAGTAATAAACTTATAGCAATAAATCGCGGTATGAGAACTTATAACGGTCAAGGTCTTCCACATCACGCATTTGCTACTCCTATTACATTTTTACAAGAGTGGAATAAAGAACAGGGTAACACACTAAACTATACGTTTGATACGAATATACCTGTAAATATAGATATAAAAGCTGCAAATAATAATTATATGGTTTTATTATTAACCAATCAGATTAACGATATAAACAAGAATATTGAGTCGTTAATTATGAAGCGTAATTTGATAATAGAGAAAATGGGACAGATAGTAAATAATGTAGAACCTATAATACCAGAAGTTGACCCCGGCGAACCAACAGATGGTGTTCCGCCACCACCTACAGAATAATTTGATAATTTATTAGGACAACAAATGATTCCATTGAATAATCATACTCACTACTCACTACTGCAAGGCTATTGTAAACCGGCCAAACTAGCAAAACTTGCTGGCGAGTTGGAATATAACTCTATAGCTATATCAGATATAGATAGTCTGTCTGGTACTGTTAACTTTATGGACTCTTTAGAAAAGACCGGCATCAAACCTATTATTGGTACTAAGTTACCGTATGTTGATGGCGGTTATATTTTTTTGATAGCTAAAAATTTAACGGGGTGGAGAGAGCTAATCTGTCTTAATCAGGTTATTACATCTGGTGAACTAATTAACGACCCTATGCTTAAAACTGCAAAAAATTGCGTTTGTATAACCGGAGATGTTGGAAGTACCCTGTTTTCATATCTAGTTAAGCAGAACTCTGTTTTTGCTTCCACAAATCCTACACACTCATTATCCTTCTACCTACGGGATGAGTATAATAGAGTAATCTACGAACATTTATCAAAACTAAAGACAATCTTCAAAGATGACCTATATGTAGGAATACAAAGATGTAACCAAGTCTCTATACCTATTGATAAAATAGCTGCCGATATATTTGAATACAACGCTAGTTGTGTAGGTATTAAAACCGTAGCCCTAAATAATACATTTGTCCATAAAGAGTCTGAAATGGAAGAGTTGCAGATTCTACTTTGCTCTAAGGAAAAAAGTAAATTCGCATCAGTTAAGGATAGAATTCAAACGGACGAGAAAGCTAATTTATACCGCTTCTTTAACGATAAGAATTTCGCCCTTTATTCAAAAGATTATTATAAACAAATCTATTCTCCAGAACAAATTGCTGTAACACAAGAAATCTCGGATAAGATAGAGAACTTTACTCTACTAGCCAATCCTAAAGCTCCAAATTTTGTATGTCCAGATGGTATGTCTCAAAAAGACTATTTGTTACACTTGTGCAGGGCCGGTTGGCAAAGAATTCTTCCTCGTATTGACCAAAATAGAACACAAGAGTATGTTGATAGAATCAAGCACGAGCTTGATGTTATTAACCGTGCTGCTATTGAGGGTTATTTTTTGGTTGTACAAGATTATGTTAATTGGGCTAAAAATGAAGGTATGTTAGTTGGCTGTGGTAGAGGATGTTTTACGCCAGATTCTAGGGTTAAAATGTCTGATGGGCTATTTTGCCCTATATCATTAGTTAATATTGGTGATAGAATTATAGATGCTTATGGTTTTATACAGACAGTGTATGATATTTTGGAATATGATATAAGCGAAGAAATTGTAGAGTTAGAATTTGAAAATGGTAAAATAATTAGATGCACAAAAGACCATATGTTTTTAACAGACCGTGGATGGGTGGAAGCTATAAATCTAACAGAAGATGATAATATTAAGGATGTTTGATAAAAATACATCCTCGCCAGCATCTTTTCTGTATATAATACTACAGAGGAGATAAAATATGAATACGATTACCTTGAAAAATTTTCAAGAAATAGATTATAACACTAAAGGGATATCTAATCATAAACTTATAGACTGTATATGTATAAGGTGTAATTCGTCTTTTATATATACATCAGTTAAAAATTTTATGAAGAACAGAATAACTAATATTGAAAATAAAGTATTGTGGAATACGTGTCATAAGTGCTGGCTTAAAATAAATACTTCAGAATCTAAAGTGTGGATTGAGAAAAATAGAAAAGCTCAACTTATAGCGCAAAATAAACCAGAACAAAAAATAAAAAACTCTAAAAGGGTGTCGGAGTCTTGGACATATGAAAGGAAAATTAAAAATTCCAAATTACTAAAAGATAGGTGGAAAAATGATAAAGATTTTGCTGAAAAAGCATTAAAAAATTTATCTTGGACAAACAAATTAGACGTTAGTAGATTTAATACTTTATTAAAATCATCTATTGGTATTGGTGGACTTAAGGGTATATATAACAATATTAGATACGATAGTTCTTTAGAATTATCTTTCATATTATGGTGTTTTGATAATAGTATAGATGTTCGTAGATACGACCTAGACCCTATTAGATATTTAGATGAAAATAATATAAGTAGATTGTATATACCAGATTTTATTATTACTAATAATATTATTGTAGAAATTAAGGGTTTTGGAATATATTATCAGAAAAACTTTGATAGAAATATTAAAAAATTCCAAGCCTTAAAGAGTTGGTGTAAATCTAATAATTTTAATAATAGACTGTTATTAGGCGATGATTTAATTTTGAAGAAAAACTATAAAAGAGCCAGAAAGCTACACCATGAAAATAAAAAAGAAAACGCTTATAAAATACAGTGGTAAAGTCCACGACCTGTCTGTTGAAAATACACATTCTTATAATATTGAGGGTTTAGGTGTACATAATTCCGCCGCCGGATGTTTAACTTCATATCTTCTTAATATTACAAGTATTGACCCAATCGTATACGGTTTAATGTTTGAAAGATTCTATAATGAGGGTAGAAACTCTCCAGGTAAAACCTCTTTCCCTGATATTGATGTAGACTTTCCGGTATTTGGAAGAGAAAGGGTTATTGAGTATATTAGACAGAAGTACGGTAGAAACCAAGTATCTCAGATATTTACACTGCAAGAAATTCAGGGTAGGAGCGCCATTCGAGAGGTTCTTAGAGTATACGCCGCTTGCCCACAAGAGTTTATTAACGAAATCAGTAAAAAGTTGCCACAAAAAGCATCTATTGCTGATAAACTGGAGGAAGCTAAAGAAACCTCAATCATTCGTTGGACATTAGAAAACGAACCAGATATTCTTAAAGATTGGTGTGAAATCAAAGATGACGAGCTTGTTGGAGAGTATGCTTTCTATTTTGATAAAGCTATCCAAATCGAAGGAACCTTCAAAGGTTATGGTAAGCACGCATCCGCAGTAGTTATTGCAAATGAACCTATTGCCGGTATATGTCCTATGGTTAAAGATAAGAGTTCAGACGAGTTCATTGCCGCTATTGAATATGAAGAACTAGAAAAAATGGGACTTATGAAAGTAGATATTCTCGGTTGTATTTCGCTAGATAAGTTGGCCGCTGTAAACGACTTACTTCAATTCGGAGAAATTAGAGGTATTGTATCTCAAGAAAACGGTGAAAACACCTCTGAGGAATAGTTTGAAAAATTAGCTATAAAATCACCGTACCCGACAGGAAACTTGTGTTCTAATAATAGAAGTATTATTTTACACATGGAGACTGTTATGAAAAAAAATACAAATAACAAAAGATGCGATTTACGACCTTTACATAGATAAAGGGTTAACGGCAGAACAAATAAGTAAACAGATGAACGTATCTAAAAGCACAATCTATAATAGAATATTTAAGTACGGGATAAAAAGAGACTTCGTTTCAAAGTATATTGGTAAAAAATTTGGAATGATTACAGTTATTAAACCGTTAAGCACCAAAACCAAATGGAACCACAGAGAGTTTGAATGCTTGTGCGATTGTGGTATTATCAATGTTGAGAATATGTAAAGAAAATAAATTTAGCTGCGGTTGCGTACAAAAACGAAAGTTGATATAAATGTGAAAGTTTCAAAGTCACAAAGTAAACAAAAATTAAGAACAGCGTCGTTAGATAGAATTGATAGTACAAAAAACTATACTATTGATAATATACAATGGGTTCACAAAGACGTTAATAAGATGAAAATGGATTTTTCTCAAGAATATTTTATAGAAATGTGTAGATTGGTAACACTAACTTGTAAGGATAAACAAAATGTCACATAAGTCGGATTTGCACAAGGCTTTAGATACTATGACAAGACTTGGTATTGATGTGGAGTACGGTCCACTAACACTATGTAATCTTGGACATTTCTCTATTACAAGAAATATCCTTGAGCGTAAGTTTCAAGTAGACTGCGATTCTGCCGAGATTAGATTTACTCAAATGTATAATAACTACTATACAGCTATTGATAAATTTATATCTCTATACGCCGCTCTAAAGAGTAAAGAGATGCAACTAGAATTAAAGGAGAAGAAAAATTAAGGTTGGTACAAAAAGTCTTCTTTTTGGAGCGCATCAGTTTGTTATCCATCCTTTAATTGTATCTTACTGCTATATTAAACTGTATGGTTGGACTTGGGATTGGCGTATATGGCTTTGCTTTTTTATCCATGATTTGGGATATTTAGGTTGCGACAATATGGACGGTGATGATGGATTTGAAAAGAGGGGTGGAAAGTGGCATCCGCTAAAATCTTATATGTGGTTAATGGATTGGGGAATGAAGAAAACCGCCTGGTTCTGTGTCTATCATTCAAGAACTATAGCTAATGAAATGAGCTTTATGGATGGTGCTAATCTATCAAGGTTGGCCGTAGCAGATAAGTTGGCTGTAGTATACACACCATTATGGATGTATTGTAAGCAAGAACTTCATGAGTATATGATTATGGAAGGATATAATTTATCATTTACGTTGTGTAAATCTAGTCTGCTATATTATAATTTATGTACAAGTTGGAAAACAATGGTTGATGTTAAGTGCTTGAAATTTGTACAAGAGTGGAAGGATAAAGCATATGATATCGGACAATATTGATAAATTAGAGGACGTGTGGAAAAGCGCATTATATCCATCAACAGAACAGGATAAGATAAATGCTGAAAAGTTATGGGGGAACTTGATGCTGATGGTATGTATCTATTAGAAAGTATCCGTACAGGACTAAAGCCCGTATAAATGTTAGTGTGGAAAATGGGATAGTTACAGATATTTTGTAGGATAAAAACTATGATATACAACAATATTAAACAGGGTATTATAGATTGTAAAAATTGTCCATTATCCGAACAACTAGATTATGGTTGTATGCCTGTATGGGGTGCTGGTAGTAAGCTGGCGGATATTTTAATTCTTAACCTAAGAGCCTCACAAGAGGCTCATTTAATTGAGAAGCCTATCGAAACAAAATATTCACTACTACTACACAAGATACTCGAAAAGTCCGGCCTGGAAGATAAAAATGTATTTGTAACAAATCTATTGAAATGTAAATGCGATACTACTCCAGCCAAACCTTTTAAGGCCAATCTGGAAACTTGTAAAAGGTCATGGTTGTATAAAGAAATAGAGTGTATTCCTAGTATTAAAAGTATCTTGGTTATGGGTAAGAATACATTACAAAGATTTCTTGATAATAAAATGGATATAGATGAAGTTAACGAAATTACATATAGTGTGAACGGTCTGCGTGTTTTTGCTACATATTCGCTCGAAGAAATATTTCGCAAAGGTTCTGTTTATATGGACCACTCAGTTAAAATTCTTAAGAATATAAGGGATATAAATGCTAAAATCGAAACTTCAAGGTGATGAGGTAGAAGACACTCTTGTATCGGTATTAAGTAAATTTGGACAAACACAAAAAAATACAGAATATGGACTTAGATATGAGTATGATGTTGAGTGTAATATTTCTGATGGAAAAGTAAACTATAAACTAACATTTGAGTGTAAGAACGACGTTATGGCAAAAAAAACAGGCAACGTCGCAATAGAATATCACAATTCTAAGAAAAATGAACCTTCTGGAGTTTCGAGAACCTCTGCTGTATTTTGGGCGCATAAAATCGGGGGAATTATCTGGATTGTGTCTGTTAAAGCGTTGAAGGATTTTATTGATGTCACAAAGCCGGTTAAGGTTATAGAGAGCGGCGGCGATGATAATGCTAACTTACTAATTTACCGTATTGATGATTTTACAACAATCTGTAAACCTTTAGAGGAGTTTCAACATGCGAACGATTTTATTGATATGCTTTAGTCTTATTACTACTATTGGATTTGCCGGTGGCCCACATACTGGGCCGGGGGGCACTTCTCTTCATCGTAATATAGGAATTGCTCCGTATGGTACGGGGTATGTAACACAGAACGTATTTGGAGGTCGGGATTACTACGACTTACACTCTCGTCGTTTAGGATATAGTAAACCATATGGTAGCGGTTATAAATACTACAATAGAAACGGGGCTTATATTATGAGGTCTAACGGTGGTAGAGTATACGTTAATCCAAACGCTCCACAATACATGCCGTTTCTAGGAGAATAATATCGTATGAATTTGAACAATATAATTGTCTACGATTTTGAAACGGGAAGTAAAAATCCAAATCTAACACAGGTTACTCAGTTAAGCGCGGTGGTGCTAGACCCGCGCACGTTTACAATGATTGAAGGGGCGGTATTTAATACAGAAGTAAAGCCAATTTTTGATGATGAAAAAGCTCTAGCCGCCGGATTGGAACCGGTTCAACAAGAAGCTCTTGATATAACAAGAAAAACAAGAGAAAGGTTGGAAAAAGCTCCAACAATTGATGTGGTGTGGCCCGATTTTATTGCGTTTACTGAACGTTATAAAAGTGGCCGTCGAACAAGTAACTGGGATAATGTAATAGCTGCCGGTTTTAATATCGTTAATTTCGATTCTATAATTATCAATAGGCTATGTAAACAATATGGACCTTATGATGATAAGTATTCATCTCAGAAAATATTTCATCCAGTTTATTGTATAGATATCATGCACGATATTTGGCGATGGACCGATAATGAAAAAATTAACAGCGCCAACTCAAAAAGCCTAGACTCTGTGCGCGAGTGGTTAGGAATGCCTAAAGACGGCGCTCACGATGGTCTTAATGACGTTCTCGACTGTGCAGAATTGCTTAAGAGGTTTATGGAGAAATATAGATTCTTCTATAAGAAAACCAAGTTTGAAGGCGCTATGGCCGGATGGAAACGTCCAGAGGTGAAGGTATAAGTAAGATTTTTGTAGAAAAATTTCTAATACGAGGGGTTGATATGGATTATTCCTTTGAATGCGGTTGTAAGTTTCCAATAGTGGGCGAAGGAATAAAAGGTATAGATGGTTTACCGCCTATTAAGATTGACTACGAGAATCTTAATCTAAGATGTCCGCACACATGGGAGCTTTTTGCAAAAGGATATACTAAGGGTATATTTCAACTAGAAACTAATCTAGGACAGGGGTGGTCTAAAAAACTACAGCCGGTTACTATTGAGGAAGTTTCGGCGCTTACAGCTATATTGAGACCTGGGATGTTGAAGTCAATGTTAGACGGAAAGTCTATGACCCAACATTTCGTAGATAGAAGAAATCTACAGGAAGATTTTACCTACTTCCACCCTCTTGCCGAACCAATTCTTTCGGAAACTCACGGTACAATGACGTATCAAGAGCAAATTCTTTCTATTGCTAAAATATTTGCCGGTTTCAGTCTACAGCAGGCCGATACTCTTCGTAAAGCTATGGGTAAGAAAAAAGCGGACGTAATGGCTAAGTGTCGTGAAGAGTTCGTAACCGGATGTAAAAATATGGCTATCATTACAGATGATGATGCTATAGCTTTATTTGATATTATTGAAAAGTCAAATAGGTATTCGTTTAATAAGTGTATATCTCCCAATACAGTAGTATCAACTAAAGATAGAGAATTTATAACAATAGATGATTTAGCTATAGGCTCACAGATTCTTTGTCCGTCAGATATTGGTTGTACTGATACATACTATGAAGTTATAAATAAATACGAAAATGGTAATAAAGAACTATACGAGATAGAGGTAGAAAGCGGGAATAAAATAGAATGTACCTTAGACCACGAGTTTTTGTGTGAAGACCTAGTTAAAAGACCTTTAATAGATATTTTGTCAGAAAATAGAAAAATAATGGTAGAAGATGATTGAAGTTGACGGAGATTATTAGCATTCTAATCCTAAAATATATCCAAACGGTCCAGTAACAACAATCCAAAAAAGAAACGGTTGTATTCAAAACAAGAAGGATAAATATTGTTTAGATAACAATCATAAGATTATTAGATTTTGGGAATCAGATATAATTAATAATATTGAGTATATAAAAGGGGTAATATTATGCACGCTGAAAGAATAGTATCTATTAAGTCTATAGGAGTACGTAGATGTGTAGATATAGAGGTAAATAGTAAACGTCATATTTTTTATGGTAATGGATTAGCAACCTCAAACTCACACGCTATTAGCTATGGTCAAACTGCATATATGTGCGCTATCCCTAAACGCCATTTCCCTTTACACTTCTTTACTGCATGGTTGTCATATGCTGGTGGTAAAATGAAACCTAGAGAAGAAATTGCGGAACTAATACAAGAGACAAAGAATTTTAATGTTTCTGTGGAAAATCCAAACATTTCCTATAAAAATCAAAATTTTGTTCTCGATAATGGTAAAATAAGATACGGACTAGGCTCTATTAAATCTTGCGGCGCTGCGGAAGTGTCTAAACTTTTAATACTCCTACAAGATACCGAGAAAAGACTTGGTAAGAGCGTTAAAGATTTTACGTGGCATGAATTACTTACTAAGGTTTTACCATACTCAAGGAAAGATGTTGTTAATAACTTAATACACGCTGGTGCTATAAGCCAACACGGCCTTACTAGAAACTATATGTTGTTTCAATATAATAAAATATGCGAGCTTAACGATGCGGAAATAGAGTGGATTAACAAAAACTCTAACTGTAATTCGCTATATGATGATATAGAGAATATGATACTTAATAAGAAAACAGTAGCTAAAAGAAAAGAAAAACTGAAAAATCTGCTTACTTCATTAGCAAATCCACCCCTTAATTTAGATGATTCTATTGATGTTATAGCGAAAAGAGAAGAAGACGTTTTGGGTATATCCTTATCTTGTTCGCGACTTGATGCTAAAAATACCGGATTTGTTAATTGTACTTGTTTAGAGTTTAACAGGGGAGAAAAAATCAATAAAGTTATTATTGCCGTCCAACTTTCTCGTGTCACGGAATGGTCTCCTAAAGGTTCTGATAAGAAACTTTGTTTTTTAACGGGATACGATAAAACCGGCAAGATAGATATAATGGTCCCACACCAAGAATATGAGAAGTTTTCATTCTTATTGTTTAACGGAAACACCGTTGCAATTCATGGTAGTATAAACGCTAAATCTAATCTAACAGCAAAGGTGATAACACAACTATGATAGACGTTAGACAACTTCATATAGATAATGGATATTTTGTTAAGCTAACAAATAATAAAGAGAGAAATATTTGTGTTGCCAAAATACCAGCTAATATATTCGTTGACCTACCAGAAACAACAACAATCTACGAAATGGAAGATGAGAGGGTTTCTGTTTATAGGAACAAACGAAAGTTTCTATCTAAAAGATGTCCTAACTATGCAATAAGGGTTATGGTTTGGAGCCATCTACTAAGAATGCTTGAAGATAGGAATATGTATTCTATACCTGTTGTAGCGGAAGATAATGGTACTATATTAAAAGATTGTACTAATCTTGATACAATTTTACCAATTACCTCTCTATTAGAAGAACCTGAGATTCACAACAATGTGGAACTCGAAATAAAGTTACTCGATGCTATAGCTAAATGTAGTAAGAGCGGAGTCGAACCGCCAAAAGAGGTTTTGGAGGGTTTTGTTGCTAGTGTAAATATGTTTAAGGGAGATTGATTATGGCTGAACTAAATGCTCACGGCGCAATTATTATTTGTACAGAACTAGAATTAAAACCTGTACTTAGTACGTTCGTGCTAAACTTTTCTGGTAAGACTATTGAGCGTGTAAAGAATCAAACTACCGGCGAATACGAATCGGTTCCACATTATTTCTCTTGGGAAATTTGGGATTCTGCCGCTAAGTTTCTTTCAGAGAACGCAAAACGGGGAGATAAAATCATAATTCATAGCGCTACTCCTAGAGAGCATAAGTGGGTTAAGGACGGTAAGAATTTTTCAAAGGTTGTATTTAGAATAAATAAATTTGAGCTTTGCGGACTACCACCACAGTTTTCTAGCGATACTAACGAGCCGGCGGTACAAAGCTAGTAGGATGTTACTAATATGACGAAGGTTTTAGTTTGTTCCGAATTTAGCCAAATAGGTAGCGGTTATGGTACGTATACTAAAGAATTACTTGCCGGGTTTTTGAAACACGGAATTGAGTTTGCTGAAATGGCTTCGTATTGTAGGCCGGACGATAACCGTATACAAAACTGTAGATGGCGTGTATATCCTGTAATGCCTCACACACAAGACGTTGATGGTTGGGATGTCTATAATTCTCACCCAGCAAACGCTTTTGGTAAACATATTTTTGAAGACGTATTACTTGATTATAAGCCAACACACGTTATAGATGTTAGGGATGTTTGGAATTTAACGCACGAACTAATATCCCCTCTTAGAGACTTTTATTCATATTGCATTATGCCAGCGGTAGATTCAGACCCACAAAGTAAAAACTGGCTCGATATGTATAGTAAAGCTGACGCTGTAGTTACATACTGCGATTGGGCAACAAACCTACTTCATAGATATGGTCTTAAAAATGTTGTAGGTGCAGCATCGCCAGTACCGGCGGAAGAATTCAAACCTTTACCAGATAGAGACAAATTAAAAGCTAGTCTAGGTCTTGGTGACGTTAAAATCGTCGGTACTGTTATGAGAAATCAGCCTAGAAAACTATTTCCTCATCTATTCAAAATGTTTCGCAAATATATCGAAACTAGCGGTCGTGACGATGTATATCTATACTGCCATACATCGTATCCCGACGTGTGGGAAATGGACGAGCTTCTTATAGAACATAATATTGGACATAAGGTTATATTTACATATTACTGTCCTGCATGTAATTATATTGAAACGTCCTTCTATAAAGGTCCGTTTGCCGCATGTTCTCATTGTAATCAAAGAAATAGTCTAAAGTTACCAACCACATATCAACCAATATCTCAGTATTCACTTAATCAAATATACAACCTATTTGACCTATATATACAATATGCGGCTTTAGAGGGTTATGGTATTCCACTTGCCGAAGCTGCCGCCGCTAGTATTCCAAGTATGTGTGTGGACTATTCAGCTATGGAAACCTTTATTAAGGAATCTAATACTGTACCTATTAAGGTAAAAAATTATCACATTGAGCCGGAAACCGGTAGAAGATTTGCTTTACCAGACGAAGAGGATGCTGTCGCTAAAATAACAGAATTATTATCTCTACCAAAGTCCGAACTAGAGCAACTTGGTAAAATGTCAAGATTTATGTACGGCGTGCGTAACACCGATGATATAGTAGAAACTTGGATTAAAGCTATAAATGGAACAAAACCAAGACTAAATTGGGACTCTCCAAAAAGACAATATAGAAACCCACAAGACTATCCAAAAAATTTAACACATGAATTATTCGCTAAATGGATAATAGTAGATGTTCTACAAGACCCTTCTTATATAGGTTCTTATATGGAAGCGAGAATGGTAAGAGACCTAGAGAACGGATTTGCTCTTGTTGGACATGATAATAAATATTTCTATGAGGCTCTTAATATACCATCACAAAGATTTCAGCCTTTTAGTCAAGAGATAGCTTTTAATCATTTTAGAAACCTGTTACAAGAAAAATTAGTTTGGGAAGATAAAAGGATAGGTGTATGAAGGTTTTATACATTGGGCATTTTACCAACGGAACTTCTGGTTGGAGACAGGCCGCGCTGGACTATCTATTAGCTATGGATAGTGTTGGTATAGATGTCGTTCCTCGTTCTGTTAGACTGAACGATAGCAAACCAGAGATGCCGGAAAGATACAAAGAGCTTGAATCCAAGTCTATAAAGGGTTGCGATGTAGTTATCCAGCACGTTCTTCCTCATCATCTAAAATACGACGGTCGTTTTAACAAAAACATTGCCTTATGCGTTTATGAATCCGCTGGACAATTCTTGAGCAATTGGGACTCTAAGATTAACATGATGGACGAGCTATGGGTTCCATCAGAATTTACAAGAAACGTATTTGATTCTAGTGGTATTACTAGACCTATTAAGATAGTTCCACACACTTTTAATTTGAATAAATATAAGCAAAAGTATGATAAGATTGATAATAGTGATATTAGCGGTAACTATATATTCTATACTATAGCGGACCTTAATATACGCAAAAATCTAAGAGCTATTGTTGAGGCTTTTCACCTAGAATTTACACCAAACGAACCGGTAAAACTAATTATCAAAAGTCAAAAATTCGGCAAGTCGGCACAAGAGACATTCGAGCTTATAAAGAGCGAGTGTGATAAGATTAAGGACGGTATGAAGCTCTATAGAAACAGAGACGTTTATCATCGCGAGCTTATTATTACAACACAACTATCTGAATTAGAATTGATGCAACTACACGCTACTGGAAATTGTTATGTTAATAGCTCTCACGGCGAAGCGTGGTGTATCCCATTATTTGAAGCTATGGCTATGGGAAAACAGCTTATATTTCCTGAGCATATGTACGACTATCTCGATGACTATTATCCAAGTCAAGGTATGTATCCAATAACATCTAGCGAAAATATTTGTTTTGGATGTACAGACACTTTTTGGGAAATAGGGTCGTCACGAGAATCATGGAACGAATACTCGATAAATAATATTGCCGAACAGATGAGACGTGCCTATAACGAGAGAAATTTACAAAACGATAATTCTTATATTGCCGAGAATTACAATTATGAAACAGTCGGAAATCATATAAGGAGCATGTTATGGTAAGCTCGGTAGGCTCCATTCTTCGTAAAGCCAATCTAAAGTCAGACGAAAAACTTAATATACTTACATTCGTAACACATGAAAGATATGAACCAAACCTATGTTTGACAAGACATAATTTTTTCTCCTTGTTTGGTGACGGTACTAGAAGTTGGAATCCTAAAGTAGCGCCTATACCGGATAATTATTATCCATATCAGGTACAACAATGGGATAATTCCATGCTTACTAATTTGCCTATGGATATCGAGATTGATTGTATTATAGCTCAAAATAGATTCGCTCATATTAAAATAGCTAAAATGATACAACAGTATTTAGATGTTCCTATTATTAGTATCGAACATACAGACACGATGCCTGATTGGCCCGAATACTATATAAAGGAACTGGCCGGTTTAGGTGGAGATATCAACGTATTTATATCAGAGTATAATAAAGAGCGTTGGATGAATAAAGATGGTGTTGTTATAGAACATATGATAAACGCCGATACGTTCTGTCCCGGTAAAGATGTAAGACAGAAATATGTACTGTCTATGTGCAACGATTGGATTAACAGAGATATGCCTTGCGGTTTTTCTATTTGGCAGCAAACTATACAGGGTTTCCCGTATAAGGTTGTTGGTGAAACACCTGGATTATCTAAAGGTACTAATTCACTAGAAGAATGTATTAAAGAACTGCAAACAGCGGCTATATTCCTTAATACCTCACAGTTTTCACCCATACCAATGTCTGTGTTGGAAGCTATGTCTTGTGGTTGTGCTATAGTTAGCTCTGCCACATGTATGATTCCAGAAATTATTGAACATGGTGTTAATGGATTCATCTCTAATGATATTAGTAAACTACGTCAATATATAGACGAACTTTTAATAGACGATAATCTTAGAGTTAAGATGGGTGAAGCGGCTAGACAAACAATAATTGATAGATTTAATAAAGAGAGGTTTTTGAATGGATGGAATTCAGTCTTTGATAGAATTAGAAATAGTTAATAGGGTTATGGATAGATTTGATGCGTTTGGTTTCAAAGAACATATGTATCCTAACGCTATTGGTATGTGGAAAGAAGAACAATCTTCTTTAGTATACGCTTGTACTCTAGCTGACCCGAACAAAGATTGGATTGAAATTGGTTCTTTTATGGGTGGCTCTGCCGTACTAATGTGTTTAGCAAAGCGAGCTATTGGCGGGATAGGGAAGGTAATTTCTGTAGATATTGATTTTTCTGCTTTTCAAGGAGCTTTTAATAGAAATGTTTATCGTGTAGGTAAGTTTCAAGATATACACTCTAAACTAGAGATGAGTAGTTTTGAATTAGCTGATACTATTAAAAATCTAAACGGTACTAAATACGAACCGAAATATTCCCTAGCTTTTATAGATGGATGGCATAGTTTTAAGGGTGTGCTTACGGATTTTAATACTATAGATGAATATATGGGACCGGGAGGTATAGTGTTGTTTCATGATACATACCCTCAACCATATCCAGAAGGTAAACTATTAGAATTTACGATAAATATGTACAAGCACTACGACGAGTGGTGGTCTGAAGAACTTCCAGGAAATAATAAATTTACCTCTCAACAAGAATACTATCAAGCAGAAAAAAAACAAAACTTTAGAATAGACGAGGCTATAGCTTTTATTCTTGAAAAAAGACCTTATGAGCTTATAAGTTTACCAACAATTCATGGTCAGACGCATTTTGATAGAGTTAAAGAGTATATCCACGGAACCACAAGTCCGTATCCCGGCATAGTTGCTATTCGTAAATTAGAGGAGTATAAATGAAGATTACATTGGGAAAATCTCATAGGAAAGACACGATAAACTTTGGTCTTAATTATAAGTCTGCTTTTGAAGAAATTGACGATGGTGAATGTACAGAAATCCACGCCCCAGAAATTCTTGACTATATACCAGAACACGAATTTAGATTATTTATAGATACCCTGGTTAACAAGATGCGTCACGGCTGTGAGCTTACCATTGGCGGTAGTGACCTATACGAATCTATGAAACAATTGTTTCGTGGAGACCTTAATGTTTATACTATGAATAATGTATTATACGGAAATAAAGAGGTTTCTAAAAGAGGCCAATATTCTATGAATTCTGTTTCGGATATTCTTTTACAACGCGGACTTAAAATTCTTGAAAAGAATATGGATAGAAATCAGATGTATATTAAGGCGGTTAGAGAATGAAAACAGCTTGCGAATATTGCATTTTTGCAACACGTATGAAGAATAAAAAACAGCGCGGGTGCAAACTAAATCGTCTTGATATATTTAAGCAACAGGAACGAGCAGAGATACAAGAGAACGGATACTATCTTATAGACGGCTTGTGCAATACATGTAGGAATGTATATTGGAAAGAATATATACTAAATCCAAACCCCGACAAGCTAATAAACGTCGTTCTTAAAGAGGTGGAAATAAAGTATGATGTACTTATTAGTATAGATGATAGTACAATTGAGGAGGTTAAAGATTCGATTCTTTACGCTAGAACATTAGCTATACCACCAAATAATATTGTTATGACCGGCGGTCTAAGCGAACATAATATGAAGATAGTGACAACATTTATAGATACACCTTCATGTCTTGAAAACTCTGATGATAAATTCGCTCAGTCGCACAAATATATTAACGAGACGAATGCAACCTATCTACTATTTATAGTGCCGGGTATAGAGTTTCAAATAGATGCAGAATTACTAGAAGTAAATCGTAAACTTAATATACTACTTAATCCTATTCATTATATAAACGGAGAAAACTATTTCTTAGTTTCTCGTTTTCTGTATCTATCTAATATCTACGAACCAAATCCTATACAATCAATTATAGAAAAGTACGAAGAAAATGGGAAACCCAAAAGTCAATGTGTTGATAGCCAACTATAATTATGGCGAGTGGATTATGGACGCTGTTAATAGCGCTATCGACCAAACATATCCAGATATTGCTATCACTATAATAGACGACCTATCCAACGACGATTCTTGGATGAAAATTTATAAGAATCTATTTCAGAATAGACCACATAATAAAATTTTACCCTCCGACTTTGATATTAGAACTTGTTCTATAGCCAAAAACGGTCGAGATATACCGGTAATGGCTATCAGGCTAAATAAACATGGCGGTCCAAGTATAGCGAGAAATATTGGTATTTCTTATACTTTAGACAGCTCCGATTTCTATATGATATTAGATGCGGACGATATTATGCAACCTAATAAGGTATATAGGTGTCTTGAAGAAGCTATGAAACTTCCGGGTATTATAGGTATCGTGTACGGAGACTATACAACGCTTAATGTAGATAATGGTATAGAACGTATTGAATATAAACCCGATTTTGATATTGAAAGGCTTTATAACGAGTGTATTATTCATAGCGGTTCTCTTATTTCAAAAGAAGCCCTATTGTTTGCTAGGGACCAATACGGATTTTACGACCAAAGATTAAGGGTTGCGGAAGATTACGATTTGTGGTTTAGGATTACGAAAAAGTATACCGCCGTACATATTCCAGAATCGCTTACAACGGTTAGAGTAACTCCTAAAAATTCCACCAATCAGGTTGATATAGACACAAGAAACGCATGTCACGCTTTAATGTATAGTAAACTTCAAGGTCAACAATGACACGATTTATAACAACGACCAAAGTTCCACCATCTGACTCGGCAAGATATACTGTTGTATTGCTTTCATCTCTACCAATAGGAAAGAGTATGTACGGAACGCCGGTATCTCTATATCCTATAAATAGTAAAGAGACCGTACTAGATATACAGTACCAAGCTATAAAAACCGTATTTCCTAAATCAGATATCTATATTATCACAGGATTTAATACTTTACAGGTTGTAAATAGAAGACCTTTAGGTTTGCGTGTTCTTGAGAATCAAAACTATGAACATGGTGGAGAAGTGGAAGAATTAAGATTAGGTTTGAATATTATCAACACACCATCAATTATTACAATATCTGGTAATATGATATTTAATGACGAAGCTCTAAATCAGATTAGAACAAAACACTCCTCGATTTTGGTTGATAGTACAATAGAGAATGATAATATTGTTGGAACTATAACGGACAATGCTAAACTGGAGAATATCTCTTTTGGTATACCTAATAAGTGGTGCGGTATATCACATTTTACAGGAAAAGAACTAGAATCTCTTAAGAGTCTAGCTAATATAAAATCAAAGGCAAACCTTTGCATGTTTGAACTAATAAATACTCTTGTGCATAATAGAAACGGTATTATATATACAATAAATCACATTGCTGGATATATAAAAAGGATAGAGAAGTGATAATAATAGAAGATATGTCGCCAGACACAACACATAAGTATTTTGCCTATAGGTCTTTGTTTAGAGCTATCAATAAAAATGGGGTTCCGATATTCTTATGGAATTCTTCTCAAAAGAACATATTTGACGTATATGATGAGCTTAAGCCAGACAAGGTACTGTTCTACAACGACCATACACGAGCGGCAAATAAACTAGCCGTACCATATATAGATTATCAGAAGTGGTACAAACACAATCCGCTTGTTTCCGACCCCCTAATATATAAACGCCTAGAGCCGGTAGAAGACGCTAAATTTGATACTATTTGTATTGCCCCATATCCAGAATTTGATAACTTTACCGACGAGTTCTTAAAAGCTATGGATAGGCGTACAAGATATTTTAGATATTTTGGATATAAAGCTTTTGGCGGTCACAAAGATTGTGGTCCTATTCCAGAAAATCTACATTCGTTATTACTATCTTCTGCAAAGCGTATTATATGTTTAAGCAAGCAGTTTGCGATAAACGCTCGCCTATGTAATAAAAATATTGTGGGATATGATGTTACAGATAAAGAGACTGAATTATACTCATCGTTAAACTTAGTTAAGGAACTAATATGATTCAACTAAAAGACCTTTCTGGTGGTTTAGGAAATCAAATGTTCAAACTGGCCGCCGCTATGGGTCTTGCTAAAAAATATGATGATATAGTTTATTTTCCAGAATGGCACTATTCTCGATATTTTGCTGGGAATTTTAGTAACGAAGTTATGCCGGGCACGGTAGAATATTGTTATACAGAGAAAGGGTTTGATTATCACGAGATTCCATATAAGAAAAATATGGTAATTGACGGATATTATCAAAGCGAGAGATATTTTGAGAATTGTAAAAAGTATATTAAATCTCAATTCAAACTTAATGAAGTGTTTACATCGCAAGAGATAGAACCTAAATCTTGTTTTATTCATGTTAGACGTGGCGACTATAAGAGTCTTACTCAATTTCATCCATTGCAGACATGGGATAACTACTATAAACAAGCAGTACAAAGAATGGATACATATTATCCTTCTAAATACTACATATTCTCTGACGAGATTGAATTAGTTAAAAAAGAATTTCCTGAGAATAAATACTTTGAATATATTAACGGGGGAGATGAAATTACAGATATGTGGCTTATGACTAAGTGTAAATACCAAATTATAGGTAACTCTTCATTCTCATGGTGGGCGGCTTATCTGTCAGAATATAAGGATACCGAGACAATAGCTCCAGCAAACTGGTTCGGTCCAGCATATTACTACCATAACACAAAAGATTTACTTCCCAAAAATTGGAAAACGGTATGAAAACATTCGGTCTAGTTGATACTGCTTTCGCTCACTGTGACTATTCTGCTCCCGGAATTAAATCTGGGAAGATAAAATGGGATAGGACGTTATACACGGGTACGGTATTCCATACGCACGAACAGATGTTATCTGGACCTTCTGAATTTAATAGTGGTGTAGATTATGGGTGGTTGTTAGAAAGCCAGGCTATTATCCCACGCGTTTACAATAAACTTGAAAATAGTCCAGAGTTGGTGAAAAAATTCGCTCGTATATTCACTCATTCGTCAGTATTGCTTCAGAAGTATAAAAATACTTATTGGATTCCGGGCGGTTCTATCTGGGTTGGTGGAGAGTACGGCGGCGGCGAAATCAAGATTTATGAAAAAACAAAGTTGTGTTCAATGGTATCATCCGACAAGAGGATGTGTAAGCTACACAAGCTTAGAATAGCTGTGGCTGAATTCTTATCTACTCAGAACACTGGAATAGATTTTTATGGGAGTTTGTTTGGAAAATGGGTTCCTATAATTGAAACACTTAAAGATTACCGATTCTCAATCTGTATCGAAAATTTCGTTGACGACCTTTACTTTACAGAAAAGCTGCTTAACTGTTTCGCTACCGGAACCATACCAATTTATTTAGGAGCTAAAAATATAGGGCGTTTGTTTAATACAAAGGGTATGATTTGTTTTGAGCGTCCTGGAGAGCTACTTGATATTCTTGTAGAAGATATGAATAACAGATTCTACGAAAACGCGAAAGATGCTATAGCTGAGAACTTCGAGCTATGTAAGCGGTTTAGACTGTGTGAAGATTACATATATGAGACATATCTATAGGGGATTTATATGAGGGTTTTAATTACTGGCGCTAACGGAATGCTGGGGCGCGCTCTACAAAGAGCTTTCCTAAAAGAACCAAAGTTTGAGGTTATTCAGTTTGGAAGATGTCACGCTGACCTTAGTACGTTTGACGGTATGGTTAAATTTAACGAGTTTATTAAGCGTTGCGACCCGTGGTGGGTTATACACACAGCTTCTATAGTTGGAGGTATAGAAATGAACAACCAATATCCATATACCTTTAATATGAAGAACACCCTTATTAACGCTGGTGTTGTAGATAGTTGTGTACGCAACAATATACCAAGATTTTTAGGCATTTTAAGTGTTTGTTGTTACGGCGACGGATTCTCACAAGAAGATTTTCCTCTTACGGAAGATAGGCTCTTTGAGCGAGAACCACACAAAACAAATGCCGGATATGCTTATTCTAAGAGAAACCTAGCCCTACATATCTTAACGGCTAATCAAGAATTACAAAAGAGATACAACTATATTATATCTTCTAATCTATATGGAGAACAAGACTTCCGTGGTTATAGGGCACACTTCTGTTCTGTAATGATAGATAAAGTTATAAACGCTGTTAAGAATAATGAAACCAGGGTACATTTTGCTGGTGATGGTAGGGTTAAGAGACAGTATGTATATGTCGATGACTTGGCTAGTTGTATAGTTAAACACGTTAAGCTAGACGTTGACGAAAACTACAACTTTGCATCCGAGGAAGAACTATCGGCAGAAGATATGATGAAAATCTTACTCGATAGTAAAAAAATTAAACTACAGTACGATTTTAAGAATACTATGGTCGCCGGTCAATTCGTTAGGACTGTAGCCGTCGATAAGGTTAAAAAACTCTTTCCAGATTTGGAATTTACTCCGTTCTCGGAAGGCGTGGTAAGGGTATATGATAAGTGGTTTGCCGAGGAACAAATATGAAACTAGGTATATTTTTACCGTCGTTAGGATACAATCAAAACGCAATTCAGGCTATAAGTAGTGTGAATACTTTGATAGGTATTGATAATACTATATACCCGACACTTTTCTATAAACGTATTGACGCTTTTAGGCTTAGACCTAAAACTATCGCTACAACATTTGATAAAATATATCAGTATGATGGTCACTTGATTACTACTAACCTAGATACAACATATATAGCTTTACAGTGTAATAGATTAAAGTCAATTAACTTTTATGTATCAGAACTAGAGTGGACTCGTAGAATAGGGAACTATCTATCAAATAGTTCAATCTATAGAAATAAAAATGTAAACTTAATCTGTCCAAGTGCAGAATATGCCGTAGCATTAGATAATTACTGCGGTGTTAAGGTTCAAGATATTATCACAGGATTTAACATCTATGAAATCGTTACTAGAATTCGCGCCAGAAATACGCAAAATGTATGAGGATGAAAAAAAGAGTATAAGAGCTATTGCAAAAACATTTGGAACATATCCTGTCGCAATATATCGTACTCTGGTTGGTCTCGGTGTTAAAATTAGAGATAAGTCCGACGCAGCTAAGGAAGCTCTATCTAGCGGGCGAGCAGTGCATCCGACACAGGGTAAGAAATTATCTACAGCTACAAAAAATAAGATTGGTAACAGTGTTGCTAATGCGTGGGATAATATGTCGGAAGTAAAAAAAGAAGCTATCTCTGATAAACATAAAGAAATTTGGAAGGATAAAACCGACGAGGAAAAACAAGAACTATCCAAGAAATCTCATAAAGCTATTGCCGAGTCTGCCCGTATAGGCTCTAAGATGGAAAGATATCTTGTTGACGCTGTAAATGGCGCTGGATACCAGTGTTTTCCGCATGTAAAAATTTTGCAAAATCTCAATTTGGAAGTAGATTTATGTTTACCAAATCTCAAAATTGCTGTAGAATTAGACGGCCCTAGCCATTTCTCTCCAATTTGGGGAGACGATATATTTGCTAAAACCAAAGAGGCTGATAGAGAAAAAAATGGTCTTTTGGCCCTTAACGGATATAAGGTTATTAGAATAGTTTATACTAAAGGACACGTATCTAATGTACTTAAAGAAAAGACCTTGAAGTTGTTGATTGAGAAAATCGAAGAAGCTAAAGAGTCTTCTGAGAATCTATTTATCGTTCATGTATAAAGGAGCGTTATGCGACCAGATTTTACGAAAATGACAGTTGATGAGCTTAGAGAACTGTACGCAGAACTTGCTAATAAAACACCTGAAGAGGTTAGTCTTATTAAGGGTAAGAGTGCGGTGGTTGAATTACTAATGCCTTTTTATACACAGGACGTTAAACAGCCGTCTGTGAAAGTAGAAAGTGTATTTGACCAAGCGGAAATGGAGACTATTGAATCTGTACATCAAGAAGCTGCCGAGATAAAGCCTAAGCGTGGTTCTCAAGAGTGGCAAGATTACGTTCTTGGACTACTTACTTCTGATGAAGCCGTATATAAGGACGGTAAAATATATCCAAAAGCTGCTGGATTGAGAAGACTTGTAGAATTACTTCTTGGACCAATTATTAAGAGCGGTCCTGTAGTTACTATTCCTATTGAATTAGGTAAAACTAATGTAGCTACCATAGTATACGAAATTCATATACACTGGCTTGAAACTAATAGTACCCGCGTCTTTTCAGAAATTGCCGACGCTGGTAATATAAATACTCCGGAAGAATACGCTAGACACGCCTCGGCTACAGCCTGTTCTCGTGCCGCCGGTAGAGCATTTAGAAACGCGCTTCTTCTATCTGTTAATACCGCCGAAGAAGTAAATTCTCCGGTTACAAATGGCCCTACAGACGATATAAGAATCCTAGAAGACCATTCTATGATTACAGCTACGCAGGTTATGGGAATCAATATGACGTGTAGTAGAATAGGTGTCGATATTCAACAATTACTACTACATAATGGATATGAAGGTAAGTGCCTTGATGAACTTACTAAGAGTGACGGTCATAAACTAATGGCCGAATTGAACAAATATTCTTCTTCGGGAAAAGACTCGTTGTCAATTCCAGATACGATTAAGATTGTAAATGTTGAGAAAGGAGAGAAATAATGGAGGTTAAATACAAGTCGGCTAATGGTCAGTTTGAAGTAAACTTTGACTGCAAAGACCAACAAACATTGTTTGAGGAGCTATCGGCTTTTCAAGAGGTATTTGAAACACCTGAAACCGTTAAGATTGCTGGTAAGGATGTGCCGCTGAAGCATATTTCGTTTAGCGTCCGTACTGTTGATGGTAATTCTTTTTACGAAAAGAGATATGTTGGTCCGGACAAAGACCTTTGGGGTTATAAGTTTGCCTACGGTTCTAGTCAGAATAAAAAGGGACACCTGTTTCCAAAGTTTACTGTTAAAGAGGAAAATAGGGCGGATTACGAGTCTGGTGGTGGCGGATGGTTTAGATATAAGGGTAAGCAACAGGAAGCGCCCGCAACCAGCGGTTCTGAAAAGCCAGCATTCTAATGATTTTTTACATATCACAAGACGATGCCGTATGTGATATAGTAGAAGCCAAACCGGACGTTATAGTTGCCGAAGATATAAAATGTCAGTATATTATCAATAAAGAATACAAGATAATATCTGCTTATAATGGTAACTATCGTCCGGTTCAGTCTTTTGGTGAAAGATACGCTAAAAGGATAAATACTAATGACACTATATCTTGGCAATCAGGTTTCTATTGAAGAAGCTATAGCTTTCAACGATAGTGTTAGAATCTTTCGTTCTAGTTATAAATGTACCGGTTGTATTTCTACGGTGTGTTGTGAGAGATGTGGATATGCTAATATTGACAGTATATGTTTATGTATTGGTATATCTTAGGGCTTTATATGTTTGAATTGTAAAGAAAATGTATTAAGGAATCCATTATGCAAGAAGAGTTTCGACTTCAAGAAATCGAACGAAGACTCGATGAATTATCTCTTAGACTATCAAATCTAGGGTCTGCAATCGAGGAAATGATTGAGGAGATTCAGCATCTTTGGAATTCGTTATACGAAGACGAAGACGAAGATGAGGAAGAGGATGATTAAAAAGAAAGCCTGGTGAAAGCTGGGCTTTTTTATTTGAAGGAGTTAAATATAGAAGATTCTGAATATCAATTTTCTTAGGAAGACGAGATTGTCTTTAATCATACGCGTGGTTTCATCACGAAAATCGAGGACGACCTCTTTAGGCTGATAGCTTATTTCGAGAGCGAAAATGAGAAGAAGTACGGCCATAAATATCATATTCCGGCTCCAACAGAACTAAATGAAACTTTGGGAGTAAGACATGAAACAAAGATGGTTAGATGATGAAATTAAGTATATAAAAGATAACTATGAGAATATGACGTGTGCAGAGATGGCTACTAATATTGGTAGAACTACAAAATCTATACAACATATGTTTAATAAGCTCGGCCTTAAGAGACGTTCCGCTCAGGTTGGAGATATTATAAAGGGGTGGGAGATAAAAGAGATATATATCAAGGATTTAGGTTCTCAGAATGTGCGAATGGCTAGAGTTGTGTCTACTTTTGGAGATGGTAAAGAGGCTCATTATAGATTAACCAAACTAACACTTGGTCAAGTTGGATATCCCGATGGTAGAAGACCAGACCTTACAGAAAAAAATACCACACATGGAGAATCAGAAACTAGGTTATATAGGATATGGTCCGGTATGAAGAATAGGTGTTCTAATATAAAAACCAAGGCATATCCTGATTATGGCGGTAGAGGAATAAATATATATGATAAATGGTTAGATTTTATCGTATTTAGAGATTGGGCAAATAGTAACGGATATAATAATAGTTTAACAATTGATAGAATAGACGTAGATGATAATTACGAACCTGATAATTGTCGCTGGGTAACTAGGTCCGAACAGGTGGATAATAAAAGAAACTCTTCAAGTATAGAGCTTACAGCATTTGGTGAAACAAAATCGGTTTATAAGTGGTCAAGAGATACAAGGTGTTCTGTTAAACCTTGCGTTCTTATTTACAGATACAATACCGGTTGGAAACACGAAGATGCTATAGTCAAACCTCCACAACGAAAAACAAAAGAGCCACTACTAGAGTGGCTCCAAAGAAAATATTCTAATATATACCAAGAATGGTTATTAGAATAGATGTTACACTAGAGGTATTCGAGTGAAATCCATAAACCGTTCAAAGTTTTACTTCCGATGCTGTCTGGACTTTGACTAATAGCCATATACCAGTCGTGTTGCATAGCGGATACGGTGCTATTAGAACCGTTACCGGCAAAAAATCCACTAGGTCCAGGGCTTGGACATAGGCTTGCAACAACAGAGCTACCAGCAGGAGTAATCCACGAAGTATCTCCGGAGCCGTTGTTATTTTGTATAGTATCAATATGGATTAACTGAGCAAACTTAGTTGTAACACCCGAAGCTGGATTGTTAATATTGCTTCTATCGTAGATATAAGCTTTAACATTCTGAGTCTTAACAGCGGAACCGTGTGTGAATCTAACATTAAGTGTAGCATACATATTAGGAATTTGTGTAAGCCAGACACCAGACGTAGCAGAGTTAATAATACCACTGTTTACATTTTGATATTTAAGATTGTTAACTTGCGCACCCTGAGCCGTACCATTACCATTAGTAATAAATGTGGTATCTTGGTATTCGCCTACATTAACAGAAACACCAAAACCATTCCCATAAAAGCCCAAGCCTGAGCCGTTTAGGTTGATTGTATTGGCATAAAAGTCGATTTGAGCCATTCTATATTCTCTCCTTGTAGAAACCTCTACTGTATATTACACTTAAACTAAGTACATTTAGATATTTACCAACGTGGCGGATTATCTGGACAATTACTAGAGCGCCATCTAGCTTTAACCTCTAAATAGCATCCACATTTCGAACATCTTTGTTCTGAAGCTATAAATAAAGGACATGATTTACAAATATCCATACGTCTATTATACTCTGTATCATCTACAGTAGCCATACCATCAACCACATGATTTACAGTTGCACCAGCCGCGTTTCTTATTTGTCTAAATGTTGACGGATATTGCGGCGGCGGTGGTGTTTCAAGCATAGGCTTATGCGATATATTATCATCCAATATTTCGGGAGGATGACCGGATATAATATCAAGATATTCGCATAGAACATCACTATTTTTACAATCGTTAAATTCTTTATCTGTTTTAATCATCTTATGTCTAGCACAATAGCCAGCCATAGAACAAGAACAACTGGTCATAATCTAATACCTTTTTGTTGAAAGATAGCCTCGCGATTAGCTTTAGTAGGTTCTTTCATATAAATATCATCAGTCACTTTTTTACTGGACTCTATAGTTACAACCATATTAAGTAAACCTGTAGGATAGTCAGATAGTAATATATCGGTCAGATTTTGTGAAATACCAAAAGTGTCATAGACATATCGGTCATATCTACTGTTCATATTTTCATCCCACATATTGTAGTCATAAAAATCCTTACGAGCACCAAACCAATCATTACCTTGCACCCCTCTGTGTATGATACCGAGATTAGAATACCTCAGTCTACTTTCAGCTTGTCCCTGTCCTAAAACCCAATTACCACCAATAGGACCGGGAATTACACTCCTGAATAAAGGATTGCTATTAGCCGACCCGCAACCCAACATATACTGTCCTGTAAGAAAATAATATGGTGCATAATATCTATAACCAATATTAGTTCTTAAATTTAATGAATCTAATGATGAATTGTAGCCGTTTGGATTAACCGCGTACATTTTATCAAAATCGCTAGTATCTCTTATGAGATATCCGCCAGAACTTGGTCCTAATGAAGTACCGTATCTGGTGCTGATACTTAACAATCCGCCATAACCAGCACAACAGTGAAGTGGTCCAACAATACCACCAGTTGATTTATCTGGAGGAATAGTATGTAAAGAACCTATTACATTTGTGGAATATGGGCGTACACCATTCACATAGTTTATATCATTTTTATAGTTAGCACCCAATACAATATTATTGTACTTAAAATCGTGGTCTAGTAAACAATCATTACAATAACAATTATAAAGTAGTTTAGATTGACGATAATAATCTACCGGATAAGGATAATCAAATATAATTCCATCACCTGGAGCGTTCCATACATCTATTAAACCATAAAACGCAAAACGATTATTTGCTAAAAATTGGAAATTTGATATATTGGTTTTAATATATACTGTACCGTTTATATTGAACAGTGGACCAAGTCTTGATTGATAATCAATATCTAACGCGTCCGATTTGTATAACCCACCACCATAATATTTGAACAAAACTTGGTTCTCGTATAATGCTGAATAAGTAGCAAAGCCAGTACCGCTGGTCACAGATGTATTTGGTAATTGGATGTATAGTAATGGTGGAGTGAAAGCATATCCCAATCCGCCTAAATCAAAGTATTTTCCGCAAGAATCATTATAAAATGAAAATGTTACAACACTACTTAAACCAGTAATCAATGATTGCGAACTAAGAATACTTACCTCGCCGTACTTAACACCACACGCATCCAAATCTGCGGCAATTTCAAAATTGCACCACTTACTGAAACTGGCCCCATTAAATGTGTTAATAACTATGTCTTGATTGGACGACGCTTTAATAAAAGTTTCATCGCTAACATGTGTAACTGTATTACCACTAAAATCTGTTTGAACATACATAATAGTAGTCATTAACGGCATTCTACCACTACGAACATACAAATTATGATTTTTCGGATGCTCAAAAATATAGTTTGGTAAAATATTATTTTCAGCAATAAGGTATTGACCGTTAGACGTATTAAACCATCCACCAACATTATCGTACATAGCCGGATTACATATTGGTTGTTCTACTAGAATATCAAAGTCACCATTAAAAAGAAGACCGCTCCCACATCCACATCCAAGCATCTTAACATCCTATGTAAATTGGAACATACATCTTATCGTAACCCATATTCAATATTTTACTCTTTAATTTATCGTTTGTAACCTTAGCACATATACAAAGTCTACCATACCCATGACTATTCAAAGAAAGATTGGGGTCCAAATTCGTAATATCTAAAATACTATTATCTTCAAGTAAATACATTATACCATACCCGGCCCAAATTCCGCTACTTGTATAAAAAGCAGAATCTATACTCTGCAACGTGCCTATTTTAAGTTCTACATCGCCACCGGCACTCCAATGGTCTGTATCCCAGCTCATTTCTAACGGGCCAGCAACAGGAAATCCACTTGGATTAGTACCGACAAAATATACATCCTTATTTAGTCCTACAGACCTCATACTATCTCTAATAGGAGCTGGATATCCAGCAGCGCCACTTGTACTATAAATGTTGCCAGGAAACATAGCGTCGTTTGCTACAATATCGTAGGTTGTAACAGATATACCACTAGAAGGCATAGGATGTCCAGATATAGCACTATAATTACCACTAGCAAATACGACCATAGGATTACCGTTTGAATCGTATCTATATATCTGACCATATGTAGCATATGGAACAAAAATACTATTTAGTGATACACACGCCTTATCCATGTAGTTATCACAGCTTACAATATAGTTTGTAACCTGCTCTGGAGAAAGCATAGCTACATTATAACTAATTACAATACCATTCTCATCGTATACAGCTTCAGCACCAACAAAAGAGTGCGTTGCTTCTGTCTTAGGAGAAAAATTTGTAAGGTTATACCCCCTTGGTCGCTCGGTTCTCATTATTTAAGAATCTTTCTTGAGATTTCCTTCATTCTTCTTACAAACTCGTATTGAGCTTTCTTGATTTTGAAGAACTTGTCCGCGTAGAATTTTGCTAGTTTTCCGAACTTTGGACTCCAAGACCTTAACGAATATCTTGTAGTTACACCTTGTACAGCTACACTTACACTAATATCCGTAACGTATGGTCCAGATGATAGTAGCTGGTCTCCTAATTGTAACGATGGAATGTCTGGAAACTCTACAGCGCCATATTCTAATCTTTGCATTCTAATACCCATCTCAGAAACTTTAGCTTGTCCCGCAAGATTCATCAATTGATAAGAACCATAATTCCAAGGAACTAAACCTTCGTCGTGTTCAACCTCTGTTTTTCCAATAGAGGTAGCAATATACCACGGCCCATAAAGCTCTGTCTGTAGCTCTAACGGAATGGCGGCAACGTCTGGTGTAATCGCAGCGGGAACATGGGCAGAAATAGTTGAAGTAAAATTATATACGGAACTGGTTAGTTTTTTCCATTCATCTTGTGCTTGTGTAAAGTCTATCACACCGGCTTCAATAGCACTATACAACAGCCACCATATAGGTCCAGCATTCCATAAATTGTCTCTCTTAAGGGATACCGGCGCTGGTAACGTAATAACAGCACGGGGAGATAAAAACGTTCTATTATTTAAGAATACTAGGTCTGGTTCTACTTCGCAGCGAATAAATACAGACGTGCCATTTGCTGCAAAAAATATATCATCTGGCGAAATAGCACTAAAGTCATAAAGATAAGCATTATCAAATCTTACAAATCCAGCTATCCTATTATCATCCGTTAGCATTGGTAATAGGTCTATTGGTAATAAATTATGCGCTTGAGCGTCTGAAATTTCACCGTCGCTTAAAAATGCTCCATCGGTAGGAATATGACTATATGAATAACTAATAGTGTCGGGGTCAACCTTTACGGCAACCTCTGGAATCCTAACCATATATTTTCTACCATAATAATCCTTAGCATAATCAGTAAGCATCCTATGAAGTTCCTCTATAGGTCTCTTGTCTCCATGATTGCTAAATATAGACATTATTCCATTACCAATGCCGGGATTGCTAAACTTAGCAATTCCACCACCAAACAATATACTCATTAAGTCTGGATTTATACCAGAGCCTATACCTATAAGGTACGATTTTAAGAAGTGTGGATTAGGTTTTCCGTTGTGTCTATATGTAACATTTCCAGGTATTGGCGGTCTATCCCAATAGAATAGATAAGGCCCAAAAGGAACAGCTTTAGATTGTGGGTCTTTTACAAAGAATGTTGCCGTTTGACCACCGTTGGCTTCTATGATATATTCATTAGACCAATTCATCCATAAGAAAGATACCCAATGTGCATATCCGCTCATTGCAGCCATTAACTCGCCAACACTTGTAGGATACCAAGGTCCAACATTCGGAAGATTAACATTTCTTGAATCTAGTACAAATTCGTGATAATACCCGGTAAGGTCTGCTATTATTATTCTACCATCAATAGTCTTACCCCAATAAGGCCAAATAGTATTATCATAACCGGTAGTTATATCGTCGTCTTCTCCCCCGCTTAGGGCTTGATAGTATAGAATAGTTTTTTTACCACCAAACACCATCTTGGCACATATATCGTTAACCATTTCAAAACCGGCCTCTTTAGTAACAGCGCCGGGAGTAGTTTGTACGAACTGGTCGATAACACCTATATTTGGAATATTTCTACGAGAAACTGTATACAGCTTAATTATATTGTGTCCGTTCACTAGCTCTAATCTAAAGAACATTTCACAACCACCAGCCTCACAGATATCTCTAAGAACATCCATCAAGGTCATAGTAGCTCCACCAACCCTATAATCTAGCGGTAGTAGAGGTAGATTGGTTAGGTCGATACCGAACACGGTACTTTTATACCCTATATTACCAGTATAGATATTCGGGGTAATTGTATTACCCAGAATCATAATAGCTTGAACTAATAAGAAATAAGGTATACCATCTTGATTCTTACCAGACCCACCAAACCCGAACGTGTTCTCTAAGAACCCAAAAACATTGATTACATTTGGTACGTTTGCAGGACCATAGTAGTCGTCTAGTATAATACTTACACCTTCAAGCAATTGTCGTGGGTCAACTATTGTAACCTCAAATATTGGGTTGCCAGAAGGCGAGTAGTTTTGTGTCCACTTTTCCAACAGCCCATTAAATTTCCAACCACCAAAATTAAAGTATACAGGCAATCCTACCTCTGGTGGACTGAAATTATCATTATCATCTTCGGCGAGAGTTACGTTAACACGACTAACATCGTCGTTCCATCCCATAGAACAATTATAGCTAGCGACTGTTGCGCCTAAAAACCTCGCCGGTGTAAAATTTGCTGTCATTTATTATCCTAGTTTTCGTATACCCACGTTTTTGTCATTGAGTATCGTCCTGTTCGTGGTTCCCACCTCTCATTATTATCATCAAGAAAAGACTTAGAAGCTCCATTATTTATTGGATTTGCCGCAGTTACAATGGAATTAATGGCGGCAGATGTTACACTGTTTATACTTGGTTTGCCGTTGTTTAGTATATGTTGTATAGTTCCAGTAGGTATAGGAAATACAACCTCTATATCTAAAGTCCTCCTTCTTTCTCTACTTGTACCAACATTCTGTAGGATTGGACCTTTAGTTCTTCCAAGAATAGGAATGATAGCCACAACATTTGTTCCTAAACTATCATTAATAGAGATTGTTTCTGAAAGAGATGTCGGAATTATGTTGGATGGGCGGTTATCGAACTCGTATGAATAATTTATAATACCAGTTATAGGATTTTTACCTACGGTTGTAGATAGAGGTATTACGTTCAAATTGATACCGGCGTAACTCTGTGCGCGAACTAGAGATTGTCCAGACGCCATTACATATCCAACACTCGCGTTATCATATTTTTGTGTTGTTATAGACATAGTATTCTGATTACGAACCTCTAAGCCCGTAATAGTTCCTTCGATACCAACATTGGTTAAACCTGTATCTGAAGATTTCCTAATATTGATATCAAAAGTTTCAAGATAGTTACCGCTTGCTAAAACCCAGTTTTCTGTAACAGAATAAGTCCCGCCAAGTTCTTCAACATTTTCCGAACGTATAAGGTTCAAACCTTTATAGTAACTAGGTAGATTGTTAACACCTGAGTAGAAAAAATTAGTATCTAGGCCGAGTCTTGGAGTAACCCACGCTTTAGCTTGTTGCCACGCTGGTTTTGATAGAGCGCCCGCATTATTAAAAAACCTTTTACCTTTAGCTGATACCGTATGTGTTAATCTATATGTTCTGGGAAGCCCTAGACCCTCCGGTGTACCCTCGTCGGTTTCTATCTGCCAAGATTCACTACCCGATTCAATGTAGGCTTCAAATGTATCTTCGGCGTGTGTTAGGCCGTTTATATAAAGCAGGTCGCTCTCAGCAGTAATAGTGTATTCAACATGGTTCCACCAGATATCTTTAGTAAAGTTAATCTCTTTGATTCTAGGATTACACTTTATAGGGGCGGTGGCATTTTCACTTTGCCATTCTAACTGTTGGCCGTCTGTAGCAAATAAACTTCTAATTGCTTCTTCTTTACGCATAATAGATTGAAGTCTAGCGTTTTCGGCTATTGTTTCATCGGGTGGAAACCCACCAAGGGTCCAGAATACGCCGGAGCTATTAGGCGAACCCATATACGCGAGTGATTTACCAGTAATTGAAATATTCCAAATACTGTTAAGTTTAGTACCATCATCTGATGTTTGATATATTTTAGTAAACTCTACCAGCGGAGCCGGGATTAGACGTTTACCCCCATACATAACCCTACTCATAATTAGTATCCATATATTCGTTATATTGTTCTATAGTATTATATTTGAATCCATCTTTTTCCAGTATCATATATAACTAAAATACCGTTAAATTCCATAATTAGAAACCGTGTTGATATAGACTCATAACACCGCTAAAATCTCCCAGCGTTGTTGCTACAGATAGATTTAGAGAGTTAGTAACAAAAGTACCACCAAATACATACATAGTGGTTCCACTTGTATTTCCATCTGGAACCTTTAATGTTAGAGGTATTTCTTTTTGCGCTCCTTCACCCCTACCAGAGCCAATATAAAGTGTAGTACCACTACGATATACACTAGCACCATCAGTAAGACCGTCACCTTGAACAAACAAACTTTGAGGAGAGAAAATTGAACTTGCGTCGTTATACAAGAAGATTGGTAGAGAATTAAATAACTCTCCATCCCCCTTCAAAAACAATGTGATTACTCCGCTTATATCGCCTTCGTCTTTTACTTTTGTAAATAGTGTAGTTGGTTTAGATATACCCTTACTGAATGTATATAGAGATATAGCATCTGTAATTTCTGTACTACCAGGAGTATGACCCTTACTATATAATGTCTTACCACTACCAACTATAGGTGGAGGGTTAGACTTTGTGAATAATGGTATTCCACCACTATACGGTAGAGGACCACATATGTATAATGTTCTATGGTTGCTATGTCCGCTCGGTCCAGGTATAAATAATGTTATAGCATTATTTTTTTGATTTGGACCGTTAAATGTGAACAGTGTAATATTACCGGACTGCTTAAGGCCGTTGTAGCAAAACAGGTCAATACCACTTTGGCGATAATTATTATTTAGATATAAGTCAATACCGCTAGAGTATGTTCCCATACCACTTACATAAAGAATTGTACCTGTAGCTGTACTGGTTGGAGGCGTAGACCAGTAGTCGTTTATTACAGAAGCAACGTGAATATCCAGCCTATCAAAGTGACCACTCGCGTTATAAGCAACGCCTTCATCTATAGGAGATAGATATTCTAAATCTATTTCCGCTCCGTTCCAACTTGGATGATATACAGTTGTCTTATCATAATATTTAATAGTTGGAGTATAGCTAGAATACGCGCCTGAAGCAGGTCTTGTATAATTATCCTGGTATTTATCATAATAGAACAAGGCTGTTTTTAACGGAACTATATACTCGTTCAAGCCAGAACGAATACTAAACGTAGCACAAGCTATTTTAGCTCTTACATTTACAAGAGTCTTATATAGTAAGACAGCGCCGGATTCTGGATTATAAGCCGCGTAAGGACCGCCGAATACAGATTTAGATAGGTTCTGTGTTATTCTAATTATTGCATTATTGTCTAATAACCCACCAGAATGGTTTGTATATCCATCTATCCACCCCGAAAAATATAATGTTCCATCTTCATAGAAGTTGGCCCTGTTACCACTTAAGAAACAATTGAGAGAGATGTTTCTGTATAAACCATTTCCATTACTTCCACTGGTTGTTGTTAAATATGTCTGACCATACTTAAATACATTCAAACGAGAAGATGGAGGGTCGTAAAAATCAATAGGATTGCGCGTGTTCATCTCTACAAATTCTGTAGATGGATAATATACAGAAGAGTAGTAGTTATAATACGTTGCCATATCCGGCCAACTATAGCCACCGTCGGAAAAATGTCTATACCTATCAGATTCATATCTAATAAAGTTAGTACCGCTAGTAATAGGTTGTATGTATAGATTGTTATCTAACTTTCTAAACAGTTCTTTTCTATCTAGTTTAGCTATGTCGGTCGAAGATAGACCGCTATTTATAACCCCTAATTCATAAAATCCTTTAGTTTGCCCTTCTCCCTCCTGTGTACGAAGACTTGATAGTGAATGACTAGCGTTAACGTTAAGAATAGAAGAGGGAAGAACGTATGAAGGGTCTCCGTTTCCTGGATTAACAATAGTCTGGAAAAAATATCTACTTGCTAAAGGACCGGTTTCTCCAAGTTTAACAATAGAACCGTCATGTTTCATGTAACGTAGTGCCATACCACCACTATCGTATGTTACAAGAACCCCTCTATATTGATTAGCAGTAGGAAAGCCTCTAACATATTTGTGTATCCAAGAATCTCCGTTTACTATAGCCAATCTAGCGTATAACCCACCGTCTTGACCTGGGCCACAAGAAAAATCATTACAAGAAACAAAAGGAGCATCTATACGCGGATTTCCGGTACTCTCCGGCATTCTATCGCAACCAATCCAAATACTAAAATCGCCAGAAGGTAATCCGTTCCATATACTTCCATATGTATGCTGATTATCAAGAATAAACATAGAATCGGCAACGGTTACACCAGCGTCTTGTCCGATATTAGGATTTGGTGGAGCAGAAGCTATACCTTCCTGAAATCTAGCAGATTTAGAAATAATAGTTGCGTCGGGAGAATTATCTACCATGTTAAGAGTATGAGACGAGGTTCTTGATGGTATAGTATAACTTACATAATAGTTAAAGTTAATACTACCGGTAGAAGATGTAAATTGATTAAAATCAAAAAACCAATCTCTAAATATATCATGGCGATATACACCACCAGAATTCAAACACATTACAGGGCTTGATTTAGTGCAAGCAAATTGCTCTTGTACTCCTTGTGTATTTGGTAGATATACTGAATTATTAGAAAGTCCATCACCAATAAGTCTTACATGTGAAGTATTATTAATATCTTGTCCAATTAGAGGGTATGACCCCCTATAATCATAATTTAACAATAAGGTATCTGTTTGTAACCTAATACTTGGTCCACCAATCATATGTAATGGTAGACCTTTAGGGCACAAATATTCTCCGCTTACTACAACTTCGGCGGCTGAAATGTTAAGAGTTGTTCTTTTATTAATAAATCCATTAACGTTATATGTACCATCTTGCCAAATTCCAAACGTAAGATACGCTTTTTCATATTTATCTGTAGAATTGATTCCTATATTATTTTTAATCATAGGAACATTATATGTTTGAAATCCTCCACTTACTATCGTAAACAAAGAAGAGGCAATTATAGAGCAGTTATTGTTGCCAGAATAAAATGTACTCCTGTCGTTAGCTAAGATATGATACGAATATCCGCTTGTATGTAATATAGCGAATATATTAAATAGACCAGAATCGGTTGTTGATTGGTATACATTAGAAGGTGTATAATATCCCCTAAAATTCAAATTTATAGATGATGGAATTACATTAAGATTTGGTACAGCGAAAGTAACATAGTTTATAGGTTGATGATTGCTTAAAGCTGTAGGATTTACTATAAAGTATCCAGAAATAAAAATATACTCATTATCGTTAGCTGTAGCTACACCATCATCTATGTAGCTATAAAAGCCACTGGGACTATCTGTACTCTTTAACCATTGCTTATCATATCCATTACTTGAACCAATATTTCTTAGTGTATTATAATGTGTTGTGTTATTATAATTATTATTAGAAAATGGTAATATTGGACTATCAGACTGTTCTTGCGAAAAGTCTTCTTCGTCGCCATATGGTTGTGTAGAGAGGCATATATCGCCATTTGGATATAAATATTGTACAGGCATTACATTCCTGGTTTCTTAAGTTGTAAGTCATTATCCTTAATAAAGTTTGTAAACGCTTTATCAACGGCACTAACCACATATTCTTGCATCTGCGGAACCATTCTCGCTAGAACTTCCGCCCCATTCATTATTACTTCAACTTTATGGTTTGCGGTCAACGTAATCTCGCTTGGTAGATTTATTTTTGAAAGACTCTGAGCGGCCTTATTTAGAGATGCCTCAAAACCCTGAATAACAGAACTAAAAGCCCGTATTCCATTACCAGCATTTGTACGACCGCTAGAATTAGATAGATTTTCTAGTAGAGAAATAATCTCTCTCCACGGTTCTTTAGGAATAATACCTTCACCTTGATGAACTATAGCAGCGCCGGTATTAGGTACTAAACTACTACCAACATCAAATTTCTTTAATCTATTCTTAGAACCAGCAAAAAACTCATCTCTTTGCTTCTCTATATCGCGATGTTTATCTATTATTTCATTGTATTGTCCACGTAAACTCCCACTTAATTTATCGTATCCTACAACCCTTAGTTGCGATTGCGATAGACCCTCCTTACGGGAATAATCAAATGGTTTTAGTGGAACGTGTGGACTAATATTAAGAGGTTTTGCCGCCTTAGCAAGATATCCGCTCTTTCCGTTCCCGAACGTAGAAATCCTATTTGCGTTTGTACGCGCTGTAAGATAGTTTGTAAGCGACTTTTCTTTTCTTCTCATATCTCTATCGTCTAGGTCAGACTTCAATCTAGCAATTCTATCATCCAAATCCTCATTTGTGTCATATGCGTATGTTCTACGTTCCATCATAGATGGTGCTGAACCCGGAGCTTTTCCGGTTGATATAGGAAGGCTACGCTCACGAGCTAGTGGGTCTGGACGACCGTTAAGTCTAGCTAGAGTCCTATAGCTAGATAGTTTTCTACGGTTTCTTTCGATTTGTAGATTAACTCCGGTTTCTGGATTAACAGCGGCGTCTTTTGGGGCCTTTGCATTATTTACTCTATCAACGGCATCTTGACGACGTTGTTTATTAATAACACCAGCTTCTTTAACAGCATTTATTCTAGCTCTACGGTCAGCAGCGGCTTCTTCTTTAGAAACTTTCTTACCGTTGATTTGTCCAATACCTATACCCAAACGCTCCAATACCTCTTTAGACCTGCCAGTTATATTATTCTTACGTCTAATACCTAAATTATCACGTTCTTCGTCAGTAAGGTTAATACCACCACGAGGAACATCCTCGTCTGGAATAAATGGATTTATAGCTTTTCTGCGAGCTAATATAGCTTTATTTCTACTTCTAATACTTTCCTGAATCTCTCTAGCTCTCTTACTAGAAATTTTATAACCAGGACGTATTTCTATTCTATCAAACTCACCATCAAATTTTGGACCAAGTCCTTCAGATGGTGTTAAAGCGTCTTTCTTAATTTGTTCTATAGTTTTTACTTTACCAAGCTCTCCTTCCGCCGGATAGCTTCTTTTTCTTACTTTACCACCGGTAGCGTACTTATTCATCTTATATAGTTGGTCATAACCAATCTTCTTCGCGGCATCCTTCTTAATAACGAATTCGCCCGGTGTAAGCATAGCGGGAACTGTATCTCCACTTCCTTGTCCCGGAACACATCCACCACCAGCACGATTGATAGGCTGAGATTCTCTAATAGTCTTGTTTAGAGTATTTATACCTTCGGTTAGTTGGTTATACGGCGTAAGAAGTTCGGAATTACTTTTTGCTAATAGGGCCATTTTTTCCGATAATTCTGTAGTCGATGTAATATTAGATTTCTTGATTATATCAATCTGGGCTTGTATTGTTTTTCCACGAGAGCGCAACTCTTCTGGATTTAGATTTATATCTGCATTTGGAGTTTCAAAACGAGCTTTGTCTAATGCTTTTTTTGTAGCGGTTACATTTGCGCGTACAGCCGAAGGAGAGATTCCTAATCCTAAAACATTATCTATTTTATTTGTATCTACAGCTTCAAAAACACCACCAAGACCCTGAACGCTCTTCGATGTTGTTTTTATTCTAGCAATATTTAATCTTATTTGTTTGTCAATACTATCAAGTTCCTCAGGTGTCTTAGCTACTTCGCGTTGGACTGATAATGTTTTATTTCTTTCCAACCTGTTAGATATTTCCGTAAAAGCAGGACTAAATGTACGGTTTGTTTCTACATCTTTAGCATGTTGAGCAAAGAAGTCTGCGGCTCTTTGTTTTTTAACTAAAAGTTCCGGTATGGCAAGACCTTCGTTGCCACGAGATAACTGTTTTATAGTATTCTGTACCTCTTGTAAGGCTTGAGCCTTTGCGTCGTTAGCCCCTAACTCCTTATCTATCTTAAAACGCTCTTCCTCTAAGAAAATACGCTTTAGTTCGGCAATAAATAACTGATTTGCTCTTAAGATTCCATCTTCGATATTCTTAGCACCATCAACAAACGAGTTACCTATCACTTCACTAATTTTATTTTGGTCTTCAGTAAACTTCTGCATTTGTTCAATAAGAGCCTCTTGCCTCTTTGTTAAACCACCATCTACGAACGCTTGAATATTCTTTTCAATAGCTTCCGGTCCGCCCTTACCACCGTTGAAGAACTTATCTCCAAGAGTAAGTTGGTTACGCACAATCTCCTCTAGGTGCTTTTTAGCACTTCTATCACCAAGTTGAGTTTCACCAGCATTACGAAGAAATTCTTCTACGTTACGACGTTCATCCGCTGGAACCACGTTAATATTGTGACCGGCAGCTATTGCTCTCTGTGTATGTAGAATTGTCTGAGAAAGATTTTGTTGTTCTTCAACTCCTCCAAATACGGCAGTACCAACAAGACCGCCACGAAACCGACGCTTCTTTTCTTCTTGTTCTAACTCTTTGAACCCGTGAGATAGCGCGGTTGTGTCCTTTGCTAAAATATCCAACGCTCTATTAACTCTACTCAAAGCACTTACTTCTTTATTTATTTGTCCAATTATAGCAAAGGACTGCTCTTTAGGGGATGTATCAAGCTGACCTTGTAACTTTGTAATAGTTGATTCTATTGTAGATTTTTGTGATAATAGACCATCTACATTAGCCGGACGACCAGCAACTAAATTAACTCTAGCGTTTAGACCGGCAATTCCAGCCTCAAATGATGTTGGTTTATTTCTAAAATTGTTTACTTGCTCTGAAAAATCCTGCTGTCTGTGCAGAATCTCCAAATCCATATCAACCTTCTTGTTTTGTAGGTCAATTATCTTATTAAAAGCATCGCTAAAAGCTTTTTCTTTTTCGTTTAGGTGTGTAGCTGCATCGTTAAATATCTTAATAATATGACTCAGCTTTGGACGTACTTGGTCGGCAAACTCTAATGGATAATCAGCGGCATGTCTTAACCTTTCCTCTTCAACATTCGGACCTAATTTTTCTCTAATTACAGTAAGTAAAGAGTCTAACGCTCTTTTGTCTGTTACTTCAAATCTTTTAGCTATTTTCTCTATAGCGTCTTGAGGGTCACCTCTATCAGCACCCTGCTTAATAGCCTCTTTAGCAAACTCGTTAATAATGTTAGGTAACTTATTTACTATTGAAACGGTTCCGGTTAGCTCGTTAAGTATATCTTCATCTTGGGTAATACCGCGAGCGTTTCTGATTAAATCAGAATCATCACCGCGAACCTGTCCAGAGGCGGCTTTCTCAAATATCTGAGAGCTTTTAGTATTAACGGAAACACCAGTACCACCAGTAAGCAGAGCAAATTTATTATTTATATTTGTTGTGAATTTTTCTATACCTTCTGATGCAGCCTGAAACGCTGATGCTAGAGCAACTAATCTATCAATATTCTTAAATTCTAATTCTCTTAGTCTATTACCAAAAGCTATACTATTATTTTCTTTCTTTTGAGCCTCTATAGTCTTGGTTATACTTTCTTCTAGTAACTTAATTGGTATACCGGCCATAATAGCAAAGTTAAGCAGGGCGCCTTTAGTCTTATTATTAAAATCTTCAAGAGTGGCGCTTTCTTTAGCTATATTATCAAAGAACTGCTCTATGACCTGCTCAGAGCTTTTAATCTGCGCCTTGACATCTTTCCTATCATCTGGTTGTCCGGATAGAAAAGTTGTAACGGATTCTTCAAGAGTCTGTATTACGTCTTGACTGACCTCTTTTGTAGATAATTTTCCTTTACTAAAAAGCTCTAGTCCGTTTCCGAATTTTTCTAGTTGTTGATGTATCTTAACAGATTCTAGTTGTTTTTTTGCCGAAGAAAGAGATGTGGTATATCCTATTACAGCTCCGGTTAAACCACCTAAAGCTGTACCAACACCAGGAATAATACTACCAATAAGCGCTCCTGTAGCAGCACCAGAAAGCGCTCCGCCAGCAGCGGAAAGATGTGTAACATCTTCCCCTTTAGCAATTCTATCACTCGCATGAGATGATAGAAATTCTCCACCAACACCAAGACCGGCAGAAGCGAAAGCTCCAGCTTTTGAGGCAAATCCTAATAGGTTTTTAGCTCCGCGTAGCCGTGCAGCCTTATTAATCCTACTCTCTCTAAGACTATCTTTAGCCTGTATTAAAGCTGCGGCGGCTGGTGGTAAACCTGTAACGTCAGTAGGTACGAACTTTCCTCTAGTTCCAAAATCTGGTCTAATTATCTTACTACCAAGAGAACTCGACGCTAGTTTAGAAACCAACACGTTATTTATTTTACTGCCAACATTACTACTATTAAATGATTGTAGTAAACTACTAAATGTAGTAAACCTAATCGTCAATTGTCCAAGAGTGGATGTAAATTTACTAATAGACGAATCAGCGCCGGCTAGGTTGTTACTAAATGTCTGTAGAAATGCGAATCCTGCAAAGTTAGCAAGGGGATTAGATGCGATATCAAGACCCTTACTTACAACACCACCTTTTGCATACTTATTTATCTTATTAAGATTACCATAACCAATTTTCTTTGCGGCATCCTTTGTTACAACAAACTCGCCCGGAGTTAATAGTGATGGTACAGTATCTCCATGACCGAAACCGCCTACAGCGCCACCGGTTGCAAATTTCTTGATATTTGGTAAGAATCCTAAATTACCAGTCTTATCTCCATAACGAAGACCTTTATTAAACAACGACAACTTAGCCTCGTCAATAGAACCAGCTTTAGCATCAGCCGGATATAGAATTTCGTTACCAAACAACCTAGATAGATTTTCCTTAGTTTTACCACCGCCATAAAAGTCAAAAATTTCGTCGTTTTTACCCTTAATAAAATCAGAAGAGGCGCGTCTTATGATAGCTTCAAAAAACTGACCTTTAATAGAGGCAATGGCAGAAGTAGAAATAAGTTGGTCTAGGGGTGGCGGTTCTTTTGGGTCTATATGAGTATCTTGGCCAAGTGTATCTAAGATAACTTCGTCAATACCAGTCTTAAATTTTTGTTCAATACGCTTATCAAATATAGAAGAAGCTTGCTCATTAAAACCAACGATAGGAACCTTATAGCGTAGTTTATCTTTTGGGCCTATCCCGTGGTCTTTGAATATTCTAAGTACGGACATTTCGTTTCCGCCCTTACGGGCAATAACCCCGGCCTCGTTTGTAGATTCTACCTCTGTTTTGTTAGAAACCTTAGGTACAATAAGCGTAAATGGAATTTCGCCAACATTATAGATACCGTCAGCACGAGCTTGTTGAGCTTCTTTCTTTCTTGTAGCAATAGCAGCCCTTGCAGCCTTACGCATTTGGCTGTTTTGTTCACGTATACTTAGACCCTTGAAACCTTCAGCGTTAGCAGGTAAGTTTCCTTGTACTGGATGAATAGCATCTTCTGGTTTTACAGGTCCGGTAGGATTAGCGTATTTAGCAACCTTACTCAACCCGGCAGGACCAAGATTCTTAACAGCCTTTTTGTTAAGTACGAACTCGCCCGGAGTCAACATAGCTGGTACTGTATCACCACTACCATGACCGGGAACCATACCACCACGAGAGAATCCAAAAATCTTACGATTGAAACCCTTACCAAATTTAGCTACGTTGCTACCTAGAGCAAGCGCTCCAAAACCAGATAGTAATGGAAGAACAGGTTCAAGATTTTTTGTAAGCTGAATTAAAGCACTAGATAGAGCTAAAGCTCCTTCTATAAGTCCACGAAAAGCCGTGTTGTTTGTGATAGTACGAATCAGGTCAGCAAACTCTTCCTTAACCTTTTGAATCTTAATAGCTAAAGCATCTTGTGCTATAACAGCATCTTCTGTTAAAGAATTACCCCCACGTAGAGCGATATTCAAAGCCTTCTCAGAAACGGCGAACTGTTGAATTAAAGGTACTACTTTTGATACTTGACGGAAACCACCAAGTTCTTCAACAACTTGACTGAATCTAGGACTTGTACTATCCAGGTCTTTAAGAGCCTCGCTAATTCTCTTAATAGCCTCATAAGGCCCAACGAAGTTACCCTCTACTGTGCGTAGGTCAACCCCTAAACCTTTGAAGAAGTCTTGAGTCTTAAGTCTCTGAAGTCTTGTGAAAATTGTGCGGAAACCCGTAGCGATAGATTCTGCGGATTCACGAGTTGTCTGTCTAACAGATGTAAACAGAGCGATGAATTCATTTAGATTACCACCAGCAGCCTCAAAAGCACCACCGGCACGACGAACAGCAACAGAAATATCGTCAGATTCAACAGCGAAAGCGGCTGCAACCCTGTTGACCGAACTTAGAGCGCCCTCTAAATCACCGGCCTGAACCTTAAACTGTTGCATAATAGCAATTGTAGCTTCGGTAGTATTTTTAATATCACCGAACGTAGCAGAAACACCCGTCTTAGCTAGGGTGCGCAGGGCTTTCTCAACGTCCTTTGTTGCAAGACCGGCCTGTGATAATGTAACCGACGCCTTCAAGATTTCACTAGAAGATACACCAAACTCAGTAGACAGCTTTGTTATTTCTCTCGATAGAGACCCTAACGATTTTAGAGATTGTCCGGTAACCTGAGCAACGCGAACAAGTTCGCGGTCAAACTTAATAGCCTCATCAATACCAGAAGAAATAGCCTGAGACAGCTTAATAAATCCGCCGGTAGCAAAAGTAAAAGCACCATAACGACGAATAGCTAAAGCGGCTTGTTCACCGAAACGCTCAATATCGCTTGATGCGGTCTTTGCAGCCTTAGAAGAATTCTTAAGATTTGTATTCAGCCCATTAAGCTGTTTCTGGACTTGAGACGTATTGATAGTAATATTAACCTTAACACCCGTTAATCCACGGTTGATTTGGTCAACAATTGCTTTCACTTGTCCACTACCAGGACCAACTAATTTGAGTTGGGCAGTCAAAACAAAACGAGCAATTTTTTGGACTCCTTAAATTGAATGTACTGCTCTTTAGTATTATCACCATAACCATATGTACGATGAAATTCGACATGGCACGACTTACAAAGACAAACGCCATTATTTACGTCGAATCTTTTTTCTATATATTTATTCCAAGCGTCTAAATGATGAGCGCAAATTTTACAATTAGTTTTACTACATATATTACAGGTATAATTATATTTTTTATATATTTCTTTGGTCCACATTTCAGATTCTAATATACCACGTTTTGTTCTATCAATAGAATCTCCAAGATAACTTGGATGGTTTATACCCTTTTGAAACGGATGTAACTGTAATAATCTATTTATAGCTATCTCAACATCTAAACACCCACAAGATTTAGTATTATTATTTATTATACGATTTAATGGTACTTTACATGTTTTTCCACAGTCACATTTACATATCCAAACAACAGAACCTCCAATTCGACTATTGGTAAATTCTATAGCTGTAAGCTTATTAAATTTCTTACCAGATATATCTTTCGGTCTTCCTCCACCATTTAAGCATCCACAGGATTTTGTTAGACCGCAAGCAACACTCTCAAAACAAGACGTAAATATATTACCACAAAAACATGTAAAATTATGTTTAGCTTTTTTATTTATATAATTACCAATAAGTTTTAATCCTACCGACCCAATTCTATTTTGAGCTTCTATCTGTGTTAATTTCTTCATTTACCTACCTAAAACAAAAAAGGTAGCCTGCACCAGAAACCTTCGCTTCTAGCATAGACTACCTTAGTTATATCCTATCCGTTCTTTATACTTCACCCAATTCCTGAGAAGGCTCTACGCTTGATACCGGTGTTTCTTGTACTTCTTGGGTTGCAGGCTTTTCAGCATCCTCATCGTCCAAGAAATCTCCAACCTCGGTCTTACGTTCCTCTACGACAGGGTTATTATCTTTATCGACTATATTTCCTTCTTCGTCGATTAAGTTACCAAGTCTATCAATTAGGTGTCCATCAGCGTTAATTAGACGCAGCTTCTCATCAATATACTTAAACTTAGCCAAGAATTTATTTTCTATATTATCACGAAGCATATCTTCGGTTGTGCCATATAGAAGCACTTTTAGAGCGTTCGCGGCTTCATAAGCGTATGGTTCATCCTCAGCTTTACCACGATAGTCGTCTATATCCTTAAATACACTTTTCCCATCTTCTAGGGTAGCACATCTTGATACAAGAAAATCAAAGTTAGCATTTTCTACTTCGTTTTCAAGAGTATGCTCATCCAATTCATTTATAGCCATAAGGGCAATAAATAACAGTGTACGAGTATCTTTAAGCTCCAAAGCAATTCTCTTACCTTCAGATTTCTTAATACCGCCCTTAGTTAGAATATCCTCCAAACGTTTAATCTTATCAGTAAGCTCTTTAATTTCAGCTTCTTCTTTATCAGACAGTCTACCCGAATCTCTTAAAATCTGTCTTACCTGTTGTCTTGTAATAAACGCGGGTTTTCCATATTCGTCCTTACGGAGCAAAATTTGGGAAGCTACAGAATTAGCGTACAACTTAGCTTCCTGATTATCTCTAGCGTTCGGCTTACGAACGTACAAAACAACCTCTACGCCTTCCTTATCCTTCGATGTTACCTTCATTTGTTCCCCTTGGTCTTGCTTTAACTTGCATCTGATAGCGATAGAGTCTTAGCTTAATATCGAAATGCTCGAACTCTTCTTCCATTTTACGCTTTTGTTTATTACCGGTGTCTAAAATCCTACTCCTTAGTTCCTCGTATCTATTATACCACCCTTGTTCTTCCTCAGTCTTATTTTTAGACTTATGATTCCATAATTCCCCAAGTATTTCCTCTACAGCACTTAAAGCGCCAATCATCGTAGTCTCTACATGCTTTTGGCTTAATAACTTAAGACGATTAGCCACCTCCCTATTCTCTCTGTCCATAACTACCTTCCCATTTCGTTGTTAGTTTGCATCATCCTTAACTTCTGTCTTATATCCGGCATATCGGTATCTTTAGCAATACCCAGTCTAGCTACAGTATCCAGTCTGCTCTTAACAATTCCTCTAGCCATCTGACTATTAAGATTGTAAATCTCTTTAGCTTCTTCCTTAGTTATTGGTTTGTGTGGGTCTTTACCACTAGCAACAACAAATATTTCCTCGGAATTTCTAGCAGCACCAAGTCTATTCTCAGCACCGTCTAATTCTTTACCCCTCTTTTTTTCATCTCTCTTAAGTATTAACCATCCATCTAAAGCATCATCACATCTTATTATATCGTCGTCTGGACAATCGTCGTATTCTCGTATATTGTCATACATTGTACTCCAACCGACAAGTCTCTTTTGGTCATCGTTTAATGAATCGGCGGAGATATCAAATAAAGCACCGGTCTTTTTAGAAACAGACCATATATCAGACCACGGATGATTACGAGCGAGATATCTTAAAATTGTATCATCAATATAGTTATCATTAAGATACACCATGATTGTTTTAATATCGTACTTATCCCAATCACAACGTTTATCATCTTCAAATGTTGAATTTTCTATAATATACTGTAACTTTGCAAATATCGCCAAACCCTCAGCCGTAAGATAATTATACTGAGTTTTTTTATTATAAAGGTCGCTAACTTCCTTCTTAGCTCTATTCAAGTAAAGATAGGTTTGATTAAGTTCATTCTTGTGATAAAAACAATGGTATATTTGCTTTTGGAAGTATTCGATATGTTTTGGAAGAACATCGGTAAGTTGCTTTGTATCTTCTTCTGTCCACGCCCCGATTTCTAACATTAAATCCAACAATTCATCTTCACAAATAACCTCGTTTTCTATCGCTTTTTTATATGTATCAACATATACTATCTGAGATTCGTATAAGCATTTTTTTGTAGGAGAGCGTATCTCTAAGTTATTGTATTTTAGGTATCCGTTTATAATCCTATAAACAAAAAGCTCCCTAGTATAACTAGGAATAGAAAATTCTTTATACATATTAATATTTTTTATCTTATATTTTGTATCTATAGATAAAATTTATTGTACTTGCGAGATAAACAAAAGCCTTTATTATAAATAATATCTATAAAACAATCTAAATCACACTTTCTTCTAACACACCAATAACAAAAATCGAAACCACCTACATTGTATTTTTTAGAGTTTACTATTCTACCAAAACCGAAAAATTATTAATCTGTGTGACTATTTTCCAGCTTTTTTAACATATACTACACTCAAAATCATTCCTATTTTTCCTAGTATATACGCATCCGTCACCATCAAAATATCCACGTATAAAGTCCGGCTTCCAAATATCCGGCACAAACCCCATTGTTTCATGCCTGGTTTTGCGCGGAATAACTCCAAAAGAAACTAATCTATCTATCATATATTTAGAAGAATATGACACCCTAATCATATTTTTATCATGATATCCAATATGAGCATCGTTACATAGAAAACTATACAGTATTGTATAGATTGTTCCGTCTTCTTTAATCTATCCGCTATACCCTTATAATTCCCTTATAATATACTACACCTGTGAACGAAAATAATAAAATTCCCGGCTGTTATGCCGGGAACTAATATTCCTAAAACACAGGCGTTAGATACGAATACCTGCCGTTGGGTCTTGTGGATGAGTTACACTAAAGTCGTTATTTGTAACGAATGTATATGTAACTGTCATATTACCACCACCAGTATCACCACCGCCGATAGAGATATTAGATAGACGGTTCTTAGTACCAAGGTCTATGAACATACCATCTTGAGTAGCAATCTTAATAGTAGCTTGACGTGTGTTGTGGAAGTTACTATAAACACCGGCTTCGGTTGCGGATACATAATCACCAGACTTAGCGATAATTTCAATATCTGTACTTACCTGTACAGGTACAGTCATATATCTGTAGTAAGGAGCGTAGTGACCAAGCTCGAAGATGGCTTCACGCCCAAGGTCAACACTTGTGCTAATATTCTGAATAGAACATACACGATTTGAACCACCAGGAATAAGCTCGTTCAAACCGGAAGCGCTAATACCAGCAACGTCGGGTGGTAGAATTGTCAACTTATTAGACGTTGTAGCGTTAACTTGACCGTTTTCATCACGGGTTGTTGGCATTGTAACGCCGGTAATAGGCTCAAACAACATATTCTGACGACGTTGAATACCACCAGAATCATATGTTAGAGCTAGAGGCCGGTCTGTATTATCAAAACCGCCAGAGAATGTGGCTAGGTTTGTTGTCTTCCATAGCTTATAGTTACCTACTAAACCAACATTTTCAGAAAACTTACCGTCGGCAGGAAACTGATAACCAACAGACGATACATACATACCAGAAAAGTCAACTTGAGCTGTTACAGCACCAGATGCCGAATCGTTAGTATCTGGGAACAAGCTCAATGCAACATTGGTACGTTGGTTAGAGCGTCCAAATAGAGTAGCAGAAGGCGCGCCGTTAGTAGCTAAATGATAAAGCAAAGGATAACCATCCAACAGCTTTTCCATCTGTACTTCGATGTTTGGAATATTTTCTAGGTTCTCGTAAATACGAGACTGTCCTAACTCGAACACAGGGTCCAAATTAAACGCGGTTGTAACACCTACGTTTTGAACACCGTGAGCAGCGGTATAAGTCTGTGAGCCTAACTGTGCAAAACCGACAGCTTCTACAGCCCACCATATTCTTTGTTGTGGCATTAAATTTCTCCTAAATGAAATCTCTCATTAGTTTATACACTTAAAACTATACTACCGCGATAGTTTCGGTCGTAAATTTTACGACACCGTGATATAGCTCTCTAGTAATATTCTTAGCTCCTATAACTACAACGTCATCAAACCTAAGCTGTGCATGTCTATAGTTCCCATTTATCAAATCGGCATAAGTCTTTGGATTGCTTGACTTTGCACCCCTATAATCTAAAGGAAACGCTCCACTAGCAACCATAAGGTCCATATCAATTCTATAAATAGTCTTCTCTTTTTGTAAAGATATAAGGCTTAATAGTTTAGATACTGTACTATCATCATAATCAAATATATGAAATAGCATATCTGTATAGACGTAACTTGCTCCAGTGCCTAAAGATACGGGTTTATATTTAGTATTTTCTGATAATTCTATCTGAACTAAAGGTGTTTGTCTGCGTAACAGAGTTGACCACTCTCCAGATTGAGCAGAGTCATATCCGGGTTGAAAAGTGTAAGGGTTTGTTTGTAATTCTGGCGGTTCTGGAAACATACTTAACTTATCAAATGTTACTGTCTTATAAGAATACTCCATCTTTACATTAGATGTTGTTGGTATAGCAGAATCAAATATTACCCGGCCTTTGTTGTAGTCTACATAGTGTTGATAACTAGAAGTGGTAGGTGTCTTAAATGAACCATTAACATAAACACCGGAAATACTAATAGGTTGTGTATTTGTAGCTAATCCAGATTCCCAGACTAAATTATGTCTAAATGTTTCCCAAACCTGACCATCGGAATAGTTTGGGTCCGACACCATACGCAAAGTAGCGTGGTTGTTACTATTTATATCTGTGTGACCTAATAGTACGTTACTAAAAGCCCCCTTGTTTATAAATCCCCAATCAAAAAACATTATAACACTTTGTAACGATTCGGAAGATATATCAACGTCATTAAAAGAGTTAAATCCCTTTAATGATGTATATGGTGTTGTCATAGCGCCTTCCTTATAGCTTTCTCTACTATAATTTCTAAGTCTTGTATATAGGCTTGTACCGTTCTAGTAATCCAGTTATTATCTGCAACACCTGAGAATTGTGGTGGTACACGCCAATATTTTGCATTATTAAAAACCATAATACCACCGCCACTACGAGACGTAGGAAAACTTCCGGGTAGAAAATAATAGTCAGCTATAATTAGCTTATCGCCTTCTAGTAACAACCAGTCTAACCAATGTAATCTTTGTCCTGCGTTGGTAACTGTAAACCCTTCGTCCATAGATAATATATCGGCAAAGTCCGCCCTAAAGGCAAATATTCTAAATCCACCCTCTATTGTGTTACCACGCAATTTAAGCTGCGAAAAATTAACCCGTGTACTTTGTGCAAGAGTTGTTATTATAGCTTTAAGTTTAGATTTAGCTTCTCCTGGCCTTATACCAAACTGCGCTTGCAATATACCGCTTTGAATACTCTTATATTCTGCCGATAGGTCAAAAATATCTCCAATAGTAGTTTTAAGCTCGTTTTCGATACTAATAGCTATAGGAGGAAGTATCTTGTTACCGACTCTAACTATCTCTTGCATCACCATCTTATTTATTTCGGACAGTGGCGTTATTATTCTAGTCATATTCTATGCCATATAGCAGCAAATTCTTTGCTCTCTCCGATACCGAAAGGAACGGGTTCGCCGTCCAAAATATAAGTATACTGTTTGTAAGGAACAATATCGGTATTAAATACAACCGATACAGCTCGCATAACTTTAGATATATCCTCTATATTTCCTATACTCATAACATGCCCGTCGGCCACGGTTATAAACGTAGGAAATTTAGCAAAAGACCTCTTATCAAAATATACGCGCATCTTAATAGATTCTGTTTCCGCAGTATTTAGATATCCAATACCATTACAATACGGACATAATCCGGTAGCAAAAGGTATAGGGCCGCTGGAGGTATATTGATTCGACGACTTTTTATTAAGGGGGTCGAAGATACAATTCGGGCAGTCGGAACGCTTTTCTGGATAAGTAAGCAAACAGTTCACGCCGAAATTAAGATTATTCATATCTCTTACGGTCTGATTGTATAAATCATATACTTCTTGTGGAATAATCATATTTTACCTTATAATAGGTTAGTACGAATATCGCGAGGAGTACCGTAAAAGTTACCAGAGTGAGCGGTAAAGTAATATCCTGGGTCGTCAAATCTAATCCAATATGGACTAGGAGTAACATTACCATTATAGCCGGATGGCGCACAAAATTTATTTATACCGTCAATTCTATCTTTAATAGTACCAGAACCAACAGGTGTTACGAATGTAACTACGCATGAGTTCTTAATAGGTCTCCCTGAGTCAGCAATAAAAATGTCCATTTATACCTCTCGTTATTGAAATCTTGTCATTGGATATAGTCTACTTACAGTATATGGAGTTAGAATCGCTACGCCAGCATCACCCATCTGATGAAGCATCTTTGTTTTTGCATACTGGTCAGCAATTATTTTAGCAGCCTCTTTAACAAAGTTTGCCCTACTTGTAGTATCTATAGACGAAGGTCCGTCTTGAACTTTAAGACTACTCATAGCATAATATTTAACTTCACTATCTAATAGTATATTTGCAGCGCGTAAACTTAATAATGTAACAAATACATCATCTCTAGTAGCTTGACTTGTTGGGTCTGGACTAATTGTAGCATTTCTAACATCAACAGAATAAGCATAGTCAAAACTTAGTTCGTTAACCACATAAGCTGCGGCAACAACTAAGATTCTACTAAGTCTTGTATCTGTATATGTTGGGGTGTCGGACATATCTCCGATTAACACCCTAAGTATTTCTATTGGTGTAGCTAACCAATTCATTATTTTATCCTAAATTACCATATACATAGAATTGTTTAACATCTGTATAATACTGTTTTGAATTATTATAAACCCAGCCCTGTTGACGCCATAACCCATAGGTATTTAGGTCGCCGCTTACGGTTGTATATTGTAATGTTCCACCAGTACCATTATTAACTAGAGTACCACTACAATAGAACGATGTATTGTCCGGTCTATTTAATATCATATATGACATATAGCCCGATATATTTATAGCAGTGCCGTTAATATCTTGTAGGGTTGCGGTTAAAACCGTACCTATATCACCTACATGAATTTCTGACATATAATCTCCCAAATATTTAACCTCTCACCCTATAATACACCACAGAAGTATAAATACAAACAAAAACCCCGACATATCGCAAAATAACATATCGGGGTCTGTAGAGAATAGGTATAACGAGAATCTTAATGAGCGTTGACCTAACCTCTTAAATTCCAACCACTTAAAAAAGAAGCGGGCTGTTAAGCCCGCCTCTAGTATTATCCGGCTACTATTAGTAGCTACCAGCTAGAACACGACGACCATCAAGTACGGCAAAACCGAACTCTCCGCGACCGTAGTATCCATCTTCACCACGACGGTGTAGGTTCACTGTGTCAGGGAATACACGAATTTCTTCGCGTACCGGCATAATAAAGCTATCACGATTCTTCATATCTACACCAACCACAAGCTCAACGTCACTTGCTTCCAAGTTACCACCCAACTTGTTTGTGTAGAAGTTCTGATATTCCTGACCATCACCAAATTCACGTAGGGCGTGCATATTAACACCGAATACGCGGGTAATAGCAGGACCATCATCTGCCGACACATAAATTTCTCTACGTGTTACGTCATCTACTTGGTCAAGACCCCAACTACGAACGTCTTCAATCGACTCTGGAGATAGGAACATGTCTGTTAGAGCAGACTGACGAATAGACGCTGTGTTACCACCACCGTTACGAACCATAACGGTCTTCATAAGAGAAACAAGTCTCTTTGTAAACTGTCCGGCTGTAGCATCTGCATCATAGACGCTGATGTTACGGTCGTAAGCGGCAGTTAGAATAACGTGCCATCCATCGTCGTTAATCTTTTTAACAAAACCAGCTTCCAAAATCTCAATAGCACGAGCTATTACAGGCCAGTTTGCATCACGGGCGAAACGCAAGTTCCATTGAATAGAATTGCTGATTTCGTAAGTAGGAATAGTAACATAGTCACCTTCTACCTTACGCTCACCAATCTTACCAACACCGGGACTTGTGTAAGCTACGAATTCATCTTCACGACCCGGAGACAAAATGTCCAGAGGCCATTCAATCTGTCCAGCGCCTTGAGGAACAGCTTGGAAAATGTTGCGAACAACATCGCCAAACAATACACCCTTACGCAAAGGTGTCTCAATAGCTTTGGCAAGCTGATATTGAGCCTTGAAACGTACTTCAGGATTGTCGTCCGCTGTACCACGAATCAAAGTTAAAAGTTCTTGTGGTGGATTCCACAGATTGTCACGATAATCCATTTATATGTCTCCTTTATTATATTATAGACGTGGTGTCGCCATTGGTAAATCGAACATGACCTTGGCGTAGCCATCAGCGTCTTTGCCTGATAGGAATACACCTACGATTGGGGTAGCACTTGCGTTAACATCTGTAGGTGTCAAGTAACCCGACAACGACAGATAGGCGGCCTTATTAGCAGCAGGGGTTGTTCCTGGCATAATAAAGTTTGTAACAACTGTACCTTTAGTCCACAATAGAACCTTAGAACCTTGCTGCACTTCATCTTTGAAGTAATTCAAGTGTGTCTGAGTTAGGTCTTTGTTGACCATATCTTGCATCAAGCAACCTATTGGTAGCTTACCTGATGGGTTAGCGGCGTATGTAACCAAAGCTTCACCCTGGTCCATAGCCTGACCGCTACCGACAGTTGAGAGACTTACGAATCCGCCGCGTTTCAGCAGTTTCGTTCATAAAGAAACTCATGTCGTCAGCAACCATATATCTTTCTGGTTTTAGAGCCATTCTGGTTAATCTCCTGTGTTTCTATTACTTACGGTTTTGTTCTAGCTTAGTTGCTTGCGCACTATACTGCATATTTCTACCCAAGAATTCTGTGATAGTTTTCATACTATCTTCTACAACTGAAGATGTAGCAGTATTCAAAGGAGCTGGTGTTTCAACAACAGCCTCTTCTAGCTTTGCAGTAGTAGTTGTAGTAGCTCCAGCGCCAGCAGATGCCTTTAGGGCTTCAGCCTTTGCCTTGTGCATAGCAACAATTTCATCAAACTGAGCGTCATCCAAAGATGCCCACTTAGTAACTTCCGCCTTAGCTGTTTCATCTGTAAAGCCAGCAACAACCAACTTAGAAGCACGAGAAGCGAATGCAATATCCTTCTTAATAGATGCCAATTCGGCGTTTGCAACAGTTAGTTTGTCTTGCGAAGCCTTTAGTTCATCAGTTAGAGTTGAGATAGCTTTGTCCTTCTCTTTAAGAGCGCACATAGCCTTATCGTCTTTTTCTTTCTTATCTTTTTCATCGTCGTCTTTTGCTTTGAAAGCGGCGGTCAGTGCTGTCTTTGCTTCCGCCAATTGCTGATTCAACGAAGCGATTGTGTCTTCATAGTGCTTCTTATTGAAATTAGCAACCTGCGCCTGCAATTCGGCAACCTGTCTCTTTAGTTCGTCTTCCATTTGCTTGTTACCCTTTATTAGTAAGGAACCTTTACTGTTAAATGATATAGCATTATTAAATATAATACTACGCACATTAGCTGGTTTATTTACAATACCTTGGCCTGAGAAGAAGAAATTTTTAATTAGTCTTCCAATCCTGCGACCTTCATACTCTCCCGTTCCACCAAACGCCTTAAGGTGCTTGGTAAGAAACGCCGTATTTTCATTCCTAGCAACAGTTTTATGACTACCGTCAACGTCGATAATAGCATAATCAAAAGCCGGAAAGCGACACTCCATTGACACAAACCACTTACCCTCATTGATTTCAGAGATTAGCTTTTGCATCATCTCTTGTCTCTCCTTGTTCTCCCACATAGAATATAGGACAAATTCGGTTACAACATCAAATTTGGGAGGTAACGAACCTAGTGGGGTGTCGTCGGGTATTATATTGCCTTCAGTATCGAACACCGAACTAGAGGTACTATGACCAATTATTTCTAGTTCGTTGTGCATGAAATTTATTTGTTTATCTACAGAACTTAAACGCGCATTCCACGTTTCTACTCTATCAAATACATCATCGTTTGCATTCCAGCCAACAGATGCTAAAATAGAATACCTGTAGAAAAGGTCTCGTTGGTTTGGATTCGCATTCGCTAGAGTTTTAACTAATATATCTGTATTACTATGAGCTAGACCATTCTTAGTGAATAGTTCACAAGCCATAGAAATCTTACTATTAGCTATTTGGTCTTTGAGACCGTCTTGAATTTCTATTGGATATATTTGCATAATGTCGCTCACTTCTTTATACACAAAACATGATAGAAAATAGTTATTTCGGAAAATAAATATTGAAGATACGACAAACATATAATCCATAAGTTCTTACGTAGAACTAGATTATAGTATTTTCTTCATTATCAACACCTATTTCTAAATCATACGCTAGAGCGAATCCGGAAGCTTGAATTTGTCTCATTTCATCTACCGTTGGCTCTCTCTCGTTTTGTTCTTTGAAAGATGTCAACAAACCTTTGATACAATAAATAACATCCGCGTTCGGCGTCTTAACAGCGTTAGCTATAGTAAATATCTCTTCTTCTGTAATTTCAACGAAAGGTTGTAGGTTTGAAAATATAGTTAATTTTGTAGCTTCTAAAGTGTTAAACTCCTCTGTTGTAAGAGAACGAACATTAGGTTTATTAAATTTGTTTTGAAGTAAAATAGGAGTAATCTTCTCAGATATCACCTCTTGAGCCTTACATCCCCATAGGAATGTGTTTACAAATCCCTTAGTATGTAGCGGAGCCTTCTTTTGTTTACGCTTTTTAGAATCTTTCTTACCGCTAGGACGACCGTTTTGACCAATAGGCTTAAATTTAGATTGTTGAATTTTATCATTGTTATTCTTGTTTGCAATTTCAAGATTCTGTTGATGCTGTTGTTCGTTTGGAGATAGCTCTCCTTCTTTCTTTGGAGCTAGGTCGATTCCCATTTCTGACGGTGCGACACCGCCACGCTGAAGTAGAATCTTCTTCATATCGTGTTCAAATTGAGGATTATGATATGGGCCGGCCTTTGGTGGCATCTTCTTAGCATCTCTCTTTTCATGTTCTCTAGCAATCTTTATCTTCTCGATATTAGAGAACATACCAAAATTTTCTAATACAGAATCAAGGCTAATAGCATCTCTATCTAGCAACCCTAATAACAATTGCTTATATACAGAGTCATCGCCAAGATTAACTTGGTCAAAAGAAATAAGAGCCTTTTTCTTATAGCCCATAGCCTTTTGAACCATAGCAACTTGTTCGTTCCAGAAGCCTGTTAAAACTCTTCTACCATACTCAAGACGTTCAACAAATGTTTGCATCTGAATAAAGTTATTAGTCATACCCTTACCAGCACTATCTGATATAAAAGGTACACCTAAACCCTCATATATACTTGATAGTACGGGTTCGTATTTTGCCTTACCTAAGAACCTATGAATTTCGCTATTGGTTTCTGTAAACTTAATATCCGGCCCCCAAACAAGGTCGATAGTACCACCACCAACATTATTAGCTAGAATACTTCTAACTTTGTTAATCATAGCTTTGGTAGGAATAATACTATTTTGTGGTGTGTCTCCAATATGTCCCAACGTCCACAAACGAACGCTTGAAATAGCACCGTCTAAAGCACTTACGTCGGCCAACTTCATCTTATCTAACATGATAAGGTCGTCCATAATAGGAACAATCATAGAGTCGGCCCAAACCTTCCAGTCGTCTTTACGATAGAAGAAAATCTTAATATTTTCATCGTCAAGAGGTATTATATTCTGACCTTTTTTAAGAGCAGACAAAATATAGTCGGGGATATATGAAGCCATTTCGTCATCAGAAAATCCCATATACATTTGCCGTACCCGATTAAGGTCTCCTAGAACTGTACTTGATACTCTTAAAGCATACAGTGGTTTTCCTGTAAATGTTGCTAACTCAGGAGATATAACTTCAAGAGATAGCGGATTGATGTAGGTATAACGTAAAGGAATTCTCCTTTTTTCTACCTTAACATCTTGTACTTCTATATTTTTACCCTGAGCCGACATCCATCTCTTTTCTTGTCTAACAGGAATCTTCCCGTAGGCAATATTAACCGGCACATTTCCAACACGATATAGATAATTTACAAATCTTTCTGAAACAGTGCAACCATCCACATATTCAAACCATTCTTTGAAAAATCTTTCTTGTGATGGTACTGGATGTACCAACTTAATCCCTTTACAAACGAAGTCTGACATAAGGTCGATAACATTGCGAACAATACCAACTTTATCATAAGCTCTCATAGAAAGCTGTATATTTTCATAGTTAGTGCGCACCGAACTTTCATATCTGCGATAGTAATCGTAGTCAGCTCTGGTATATTCGCTCTTTACAGAAATGTTATTACCGGCATTAACAAAAGTGCGACCAATATTATAAGCGTCAGCCTTTGTTTTGTATACATAGTCATAAGCATCCACAACATCTGGTGGAACCTGGAAGGGTGTCTCTACCTTTATAGCCATTTTTTCTAATCCTATTGTAACACGATTAACTTTTTCCTCTACCCATAATACACATTATTTATATAAATCCGCCAATCCCTCTATAAGCCACGAAGCTCCGGTATACATTTTTCCACCATTTTCACTATCTTTAACAGGATATCTATTATCAGCAAATCCACCATGCTCTGGAACAAGTGTTATATCTTCTCTCATAGCTAATGTTCTAGCCGTCATATTAGCCATAAGTAAAGCGGAATATCTATCTTTACGCATTCTACCTTTTTTACCAGTGGTAGTCTTAATTTCTGGCGTATCAAATCTTTCGCGACCGCTTATAGATGTAGATGTTACAACAATAGTACATAGTTCATCTTTCAACTCCTCAATTTCCATAATACACTTTTCTTCGTCGTCTGCTTTATCAAATAAAGATTGACTTATATCTGCCTCTGCTAAAGATATAGCATCGAATAGAGGAAACAACAATTCTTTTTCTTCCATATCTTTACGCATACCATGATTAGACTGAGATGTAAATTCTTCTTTTGAGAAATTAACCACATCAATTATATGTAACCCTTCGTGATAATCCGTATCTTGTTGTTTATTAGGAAGTATAAAAGGCCATAGTTTTATTTCGCCCTGTTTCATAACCTTCTCGTCGTTCATGCCTTCCAATATAGCTCTACCACCACCATCCTTATCAATAGCAATAGCTGTCATATTAAAATCGCGCATAAGGTCACGAATCTTACGAATACAATATGAGTAATAATTAGTTTCTGTTGTTAGTCTATTATTTTTCTTATATTTATAGTCAGCTTCGTTTGTTGTCCAACAATATACAACGCGTCTATGGTTTGGACGTATTTCAAGAATAACTATAGCAAAATTATCGGTACTCATAGCCGGGTCAATACCCATAATATATTTATAGTCGGGATGTCCGCTTAATATAGGTTTGAACACAGCTTCTTTAGCTGGAATAATTACATTCTTGATTTTGATATCTTGTTCACTTTTTACAGTACACTTCTCTATAAGAGAGCGTGGATAGAATCCGTTAGAGTCAGAACTAAATACAGCACAGTATTCCATCTGATAAATACCGCTATGTACCGTAGCTTTGGCTCTAGCTATGTTGGAATCGTCCATGAAACCTTCTGGAAGAATATCTACAGGAATACGCATTACAGAAAAATCCCTATAGTCAAATCCTCTAGGCGGAATTTCATTATTAAATATTTCGTTTAACTTATCTTGATTACCGCGAGACTTTATTATTTTTCTATATCTATCGTGATACTTAGAAAAATGCTTAAAAGAGTATCCGGCAGTACCAGACAATACAATTTGGTTCCCAGCACTACCTTCTTCTTCTTCTGGTATAATCATACCGATTCTTTCGGCTAGTTTCTTTCTAGCTATTCTACCCGCGTTTTCTACAGGAGAGGCGCTTACAGCACCGAAACCACCAACTACTGTTTCAAAAACATCAAGGGGGATAGAATCAAACTCGTCGGAAAGAATATCGTTAGCACGAAGACCGCGAATACGACTACCATCACCAAGAGGAATAGCCCTAATACTACTATCGCCCAATTTTAACTCCCAACCTTCCGGCGCCTTGTTCATATTACCACAGTTAAGAATCAAGTCCTTCATAATCGGAGATTCTGATAGAATACTTTCTATGTAGTTAAAAATAATCTTAGCCTGACGAAAACCGGCAGAACATATTAAAATCTTGCGTTTTGGAATAAATAAAGCTCTGAGTAGAGCATATAGGGCGAGAGAGAACGATTTAGACATACCACGGCTTCCCACCAACATAGGAAACTTATGTGTCCACAATTCTCTTAATATAACGGCTTGAAATGGGTGTATCTTGATTTTGAATAATACTTTACAAGCCATGTAGAAATAGTCTGGATTAGACATCAACCAAGTAAAATACAACTCTGGTTGTTCTTCCAATATATCTGGTATCTTCTCAAGCGGATTGTATATCTCTGTTCCGCGCTTAAACACGATGCCTAGATGGGCATCTTCAATCATTTGCTTAAAATACTGTTCGTCTAATACCGTTTTCATCTATCACCTTATCGAATATTTCTAGAGCGCATTGAATTGCTCCATTACGGTCGTTAGCGAATATAACATCTACGTCATATTCGTTACGAATTCTGTCTATGGAAGATAAAAGATAGTTGGCGCTTATTCTAACCTTGCCTTGTAATCTATACGGTATTCCCGAATCTGTTGGAAATACCGCAACCTGACTTTCGGAAAACTCTAGTATCAGATATCTATATGGAAAGTTTTTCATTCGTTCCATTTCTTTATAGAACGGAACGTGTTTGGCCCCTATATTTTGAGCCAGTTCTCCGGTTGATTTCTTTCTCTCTATACATACAACGTCTTCGTATCCTTCGAGTGTATAGTCTCCGGTGTTCATATTCTGAATAATCTGTTTTGGTCCGTAAAAACCAAACTGCCACGGTATCTTTTCGCTACAATCTTGTATAATAGTATAATCTCTAGTCATTTCTTTTTAGCCCTTACTATAGTAAAAAACATATCGCTATAAAAACGTTCTTTGTTTTTCACAAGTTTGTGATGTTTAGTACATAAGGATATACCATTACCAACACTATATCTCAACTCCCAACTATCAGCCCATCTAATAATATGATGTACCTGTAGTTTTTTCTTCCTTCTACATCCAGGATATTGACATTTATGACCGTCTCTACTAAGTACAGCGGCTCTAAATTCTTTATATCTATCATCCTTAAAGTTACGCCCTACCATAATCATCTTCGATTCTTATAATATCGTTCTCATCACATATTCCAACTTGCGTTTCAAATATTCTAAGTATTTGTGTATCACTTAGATTTTCTATTCTATGTTTCTTTAATCTTGGAACGTATACTGTATTAGAAGGGTAAATAAACGACTCTGTTTCTCCGAGGGTTAACTTGCCGCACCCATACTCCATTCCCCACCACTCATCTCTTTTCTCGTGGTATTGTAAGGAAAGTTTTTGTTTTGGTCCAAGAACAATTCTCTTAATAACCATAGTACCCGAACGGTAGATGTCTACATAAAAGCCCCAAGGTTTATCGACCTGCTTTGATGTCATTGTATACCATCTCCTCGATAAGTTCATCGAATGTAACTGTTGGTTTCCACCCCAACTTAGCTCTAATCATAGAAGAATCGCCAAGCAAATAATCAACCTCCGCCGGACGATAATACGCTTGATTTATAGCAACATATTGCTCATAATCTAAACCAATATGACTAAAAGCTTTTTGACAAAACTCTCTAACGGTATGAGTTTCCATTGTAGATACAACGTAGTCTCTTAGATTGTCTTGTTGCAACGAGAGCCAACAAGCTGTAGCTACATCTTTAGCGTGCCCCCAATCCCTTTTAGCGTCCAAATTTCCAAGATGCAAATATGATTCCTTACATCTTATAGGTCTACTAAATTTCGTATCAGTCTTTGACTCCATCGGCAGACTCGTAAATCTTGAAAGAGTATAGGTGTCGCCGCCCCACCTAGCCAACTTGCCGACATGATTCGTAATCTTACGAGTAACAAACTCTTTGCCTCGTCTTGGACTTTCAAAATTAAAGTTTATATTTGAACAACATTTTAATCCATATGCTTCGCGGTACAATCTAACCAAATGGTATCCTGCTAATTTAGCAATACCGTATGGTGACTGTGGACAAAACTGAGTTGTTTCATCTTGAAATAATGAATGCTCAAGAGACATACCTTTAGCATCTAATGTTTCATATCTAATTGGTAGCCCTTGAAATTTATCAATATAGCTTGCGGCACGACCAAACATTTCCGAGGTAGACATTGTAATAAACTTAGAGTTTAACTTAAGCTGTTTAACTCCCTCTAGGAAGTTTAGAACACCTAAAGTATCAACACTAAATGTGTATCCGGGTTCGGTAAATGATACATGTACAAACGATTGAGCGGCACAATTGTAAATTTCGTCCGGTCTATATTTACTTAACAATCCAAACACGCAAGACGCGTCTGTTATATCTCCACAAGCCAATTCAAGGTCTTCGTTGTTAATAACAGAAGCTAAATTATCCATATTAAGATTAGCATTTCTGCGGTAAACCCCAACAACCCTATACTTTTTACTTAAAAGCAACTCAACTAAATAGCTGCCAAGTTGACCATTAACACCAGTAACTAAAGCTAGTTTACTCATATCCGCCCCTTATAAATTATCCTCTTTTATATTATCACTGTTAAGTACAGGTTGCTCAACAGTTCCATCTACATACTGATGGTAGTCCGACAATCTCTCATACTCTGCATTCATAGCAATTCTAAATTTCTCTATTTCAATACCTAAACTTTTACGAACATCTGGATTGGTTATCAAAGAAGCAACCCAGTCTTTTAATGTCTCCTTTGACTCCTCAAATCTCTTTTTTCTTTCGGCACGAGTAGCCTTCATCTCCCTTAACATACTCTGCTTACGTTCCATCAACGTCTGGTTTTCTTTCTGAAAATTAGATATAGCAATAAAACAGTTGGTAATATCTTCGTTTAGTTTACCAATAGCAATATAATCTTTAGGGTCTTTAGCTTTCTCATCTTTAAGCTGCTGTTGCAGTGTCTCTATAAGCTCTTGACTAAAATACATTCTCTTCAAAACCCTATTGATTAGAATTTCGGTACGAATTGTATCCATAACCTGTAACCGTTCAGTATGTGTAATGTCCTGTTTGAACTGATTTATAATCTCTCGCCAGTGATATAGAAATGTTTCTTGCTCATCTTCGCTTAACTGTTGTGTAATCTGTTTCCATTCATGAGTTCTTTTGATATTCATTTCCATCTGACGTATTTCGTCAGGAATATGTAACTCACCGACCATCTCTGCAATTTTACTCGTTGGTCTGTTTATATGTTCACTCAGCTCATCAATACTCATAGACTTATGATTATCGTTAATAAACTGTATCTCTTCTTTGCTCCATCTTCCAGTCTTATAGTGTTTCATTTACTATCTTTCGTATCTCTTCGATTATTTTTAGTTTGCGCATTTTTGGAATTTGAATGCCGTGGCGTAATTTCAAATAATCCTTACGAAGCGAGGCTGGCAGCTTTTCATCTATCATTTCCCAGAACTCATTAGATGTAGTCTGATTATTACCAATAGTTTCATACTCATCTTGTATATTATCTAAGCTACAAGTATCAAGTTCCCTATTGGTAAATTTTCTAATTACATTTTTTATTCTATTACCAACCGATACAGAAAGAAAATTAAGTATACAACCTGATTCTGGTTTATACTTTTTCATAACTTCTAAACCAATAATATATGCTTCTTGAGCTAAATCATCCCCGTCTGCAAATTTATAGTTATACTTCTTTTTTATTCTCTGCATTATCTGCTGTATCGCTTCGAGAAACTCCGTCTCGTTGTACTTGCTCATCTAATATCTCCGAAATACTCTTGTCCTCACACTTAATATCTTCCTCGACCTCTTGGTCAAGTTTTGCCGTAGATTTTACTAAAATTTCTGATTTCACTATTGACTTCCCTTCTTTTTTGTGGTAAAATGGTCTGCGGGACTATTATATTATTACACAAAAGGCGAGTATGAAAATCGTACTATTATCCGATTTGCACGGATTTTTACCAGAAATAGATAAAAACGGCATAGATTATATGTTCTTATGCGGAGATATTTGTCCAGACTACATTATACCCCAACAGTGGTATTGGTACGACGAATACTTTGTACCGTGGTTAAACGAGTGTCCACCGACAATGTTTATACCTGGAAACCACGACTTTCTATTTGAAAGACGTATTCCAGAAGAAGATACGTTTGTACAAAATGGACTACATAGACTACCAGACGGTCAAGTTGTTTACGCTTTCGGTTATACAATTTGTCCACGTTGGGCTTTCCATAAAACCGACGAACAAATAAAATCGCTCTTGACAAAGACGGACGATTTTGATATGATGGTATCTCATAATCCACCCGTTGGAATCTGCGATAGGGCTAGACCTAGTTTCCACCATAGCGGTTCCACATCTATAAGAGAATTGGTTGATAGAGCAAAGCCCAGAGTTCACATCTTTGGTCACATACACGAAGGGTATGGTTCAAAGTACGTCGGAGATACTCTCTTTATTAACTGTGCTTTTAGGGATGAAGCTGGAAAACCTAGAAAGCAGTATCTGGTGTTGGACACTGATGATTTGAGTATTGATGTATTACCATGTAAGGAGTTTGTATGATTAGTGATAGTAAACTTGATTTCTACGTTCAAAACAACCTAAACGTCCTTCTTATAGGACGACACGGTACTGGCAAAACCAGCAGGGTAAAGAAGTGCTTTGAGAGGCATAATCTCAAGGCGCTTTATTTTTCTGTTTCTACAATGGACCCCTGGGTTGACTTTGTTGGTATCCCCAAAGAAGTAACCGATGAAAAGGGTATTACATACCTAGACCTTATACGTCCAAAAGCGTTCGCATACGACCAAGTTGAAGCTATTTTTCTTGACGAATACAATCGCGGCTCCGAAAAGGTTCGTAATGCTACACTTGAACTAATCCAATATAGGTCTATCAACGGTAAGAAATTTAACAACCTTCGTTTTGTTTGGGCTGCTATTAACCCGGATGATGATATTAACTGTTACGACGTTCAGAAATTAGACCTCGCCCAAAAAGATAGATTTCATATCCATATTGATATTCCTTATGAACTTGATATGGATTACTTTGCGGATAAATATGGTACACAGGTCGCAAATCGAGTACAAGATTGGTGGAACGACCTTGCTGAAAATATTAAATCTATTGTTTCTCCTCGTAGAGTAGACTATGCCCTTGAAGTATATTTGCATATGAACGGCGACCTTAAAGATGTTCTTCCTGTAGCCGCTAATGTTGCACATCTTGCAAACGTACTTGAAAAAGATTCTGTTAAGGTCCGCTTAGAATCTATTATGAAAAGCGGTAATGCTAAGTTAGCAGAACCAATTCTAAAGAACGATACCGAATATCAAGAAGCCATTAAGTGGATTCTACTAGATAAGGCCCGTTGCAATTTCTTCCTACCAATCATCAACCATGAGAAATATCGCGCGCTAGTCGCAGAACATATCAATAACGAGAATATATTGAAGAATATCGCGTCCCCTTTTGATATAAGTCCATCAATTCGTAAGATTCTTCTGGATTGTCATAAAAACAACGAATTTAAGAACTCTGTACTTGAAGCTATTCCAGAAGCTACTTCAGATAATTTTAGTAAGAATGTTAGGTCTGTTCAGATTTTTAATCCACAGAAAGGTTGCAATCCCGGATTCTTTGATAAAATCAACGAGTTTAGTTCTATAGATACCAGCATTCACGAACGTAAGGAAATGATGAAATGGATTATGGAAAACATCGGCACTACTACAAAGGGTAAAAACGGTGATGCTGTAACAACTATGATGTTTATTGGAAAACAGATGTATAAGACAGTTGATAAAAAGGTTTTATTGAAAGAATTTCCCGATATGATTCCGGTATTAAACTGCTGTCTTAAAACAATTGATGGTGGTATTGATATCCGTAAAGATAAAAGATTTAAGTTACTTGGTAAGGCTATTGTTCGTCTTGGTGTAGAAGACCTTGTTTGGACTCCTGGTTGCGAGGAATAGTATGGACAATAAGCTTAGACAAGCATTACATACGCTAGAATGTTATAATGGTATTTTTAGGCAGCTATGGGAACTTGGTAGAATTCATTTTACCGAGAGCGTTCCTACGGCGTGTATTCGTTTTGATAAAGAAGGAAATGGGCTACAATTCTGCTTTAATCCTAAACTATACGAACAAATGTCTAATTATGAGGTGGCTTTCGTTATAGCTCATGAGTGTATGCACGTTATGCTTTATCATGGTAGAAGATTTGTTAAAAGGCCGGATTATAAATCTCGACATGAGGTATGGAACATAGCTGCTGATATAGCTATTCATGAAATTCTATTTGGAGAATTTGGATTTGATAGAAGCCTTATCACTACTATTGAGCCATGCACTGTAGACGGTGTATTTAAGGATAGTAAGAGTTTTATTCGGCGTGGTGAAACTACAGAGTATTATTTTGACAAGCTACATAAAGAGGGTAAAGTAAAATACGTTTCTTTTGACGAACATGATTTTGATGATGCTTTTGCCAACGCCGCTGATTCTGCTATGCAAAAAGCTTATCGTAGGCTAACAGAGATAGAGAAAAAAGAACTACAGCGTAAAGTTGGACAAAAAGTAGAAGACAAAGAAAAACGTAAAAATGATAATAATGTAGGTACTGGGGCTGGTATCACCGTATACGATGCCTTAATTCATGAACTGCCCAAAAAGAAATGGGAGCTTATTATTAAAGAATGGGCACAAGCATTTCTTAAAACTGACAAGTATGATTGGACAAGACGAGATAGAAGAATTTCTCATCTACCTAAAGATATGTTTCTACCTGGAAGCCTAGAACAACATTATAAGAAACAAAAGCTGTGGATGTTCTTAGATACGTCTGGTAGTTGTATTGATTTAGCTCCTAGATTTTTAAGCGCTGCCGCATCACTTCCCCCTAAATTCTTCGATGTGAGAGTATTTTGTTTTGATACTAAAATATACGAAATAGATATTCGTAAACAAGAAGTATTAGGAGGCGGCGGTACTTCGTTTGATATTATTGAGGAATATATTCGTAAGCAACCAGATAATCCAGACTGTGTATTCGTTACCACTGACGGTTATGGTAACGATGTATTTCCTGCCGAACCTAAAAAATGGCACGTATTTCTTACATCTGATAATAGAAAGAACTTTCCTAAACAATGTAACTTTCACTCGTTTAAGGAGGGGTTTGAGTGAACTACTACTGTCCAGAGCTAGATGAAATATTTTCCCATGATTTTCTATCTCACAACATACGAAATATTAAATCTAGTAGGGTTATTGCTTTAGATTGGGAAAATTCTAATGGAAGAATATTCTCTGGAGCAATAATACTACTAACACCAATACCCGGACAACCATTAGCGCAGGATGTGTCTCTAATAATAATTAAAGACTCTTATGTTTAATGATATATATGAACCGTATAGAAACGCGTCAGCAATATATATTCACGAAGCTGATGAATTCTACGATATAATATTTAAGGATGATTATCCATACACCCGCATTGATGGAGTTGAACATCTTTGTTTATATGACAGTGGGAATACTATGGTATTTTATCAACACGAGATAACTATATGTAAAATACTATGGTCTAATTATGCTGATATATAACGATATTATAGACGGGGGTCTATTTTATAAGACATAATATTCTTGAAGAAAGGTATATTAGGTTTTTTGGTATAGATAGGATAATTCAAAAAAGAACCGAAAAAGAATACGTTGTAGTGTTGTCTAACACCGACTGGTTTTTTACAACCGTGAACGAAAACTACTATGAGGAATACGATGTTGATATATGATATTTCTGACGATAGAATTTTCGAAGCTTATAACTTAGGCTGGTTTCACGCTTCAAGAGCTTTAGATATTCTCGAAAAAAGAAACTATACTTTGCACTATATTTGGTCTAACTTTGAGGAATGTTAAGATATATTCCAGAAACTAAGAACTATTATGTGCGGTTCTAAGATATGGGACGACTTCGATGAGCCATATACTAATTGAAATTATAGCTAATACAATTAACGATTTTATTATACCGTATAATTCATGGAAAGAATTTGTTCCAGAGTATATGACTAGGACTCATAAATGATACTTGTATATAATTTTGATTACGATGAAATATTGCCTATTATGGATATTTACGATGATTTATTGTCCGAAATTCGACTTGGTATTAGAACAGAATTATAAAGACGATACGGCGTATCATGATGGATTTTGGTATTTTATAGGATATAATACGTATAAAGAGGTTGTTCTATTGTCCGGCCGCGAACGTAAAAAACCTTTAGACGATGAAAGAGTTTATGGTATTTGGGTTGATTTATGTACCTAGAATAGATGGTATATTTATGTTTAGTTCTCCTATTAACAGTATATGTATTGTGTAACCTGAGTATGATGATTTATAACATATTGAGTGATGAAATATTCCTTGGTACAGTACACGACCTATTTAGAATAATGTATATACCTAAAGACGAGGATGATTTACCAGCAATAAAAAAACGAGTATGGACTCCGTGGGACTAATATGTGGTATCAAAGACAGCTTGATGTTATATTTGTCTCTAGTGATATAACAGAAGATGGTAGCTTTGTTCATATGAATGGAACTGAGAGATTCAGAAGACATAGCGTCCATGTTCATAAAATATGGGACGAACTTGAAGAGGAACAAGATGTTGTTTTACCATGTACAGAGCGACCAAGTAATAAAAACGGACCGATATTTCTCCCTACCAAAACATAGAATACTTGTGTGGGATTTATTTGAGGAGGATTAAATCTAGTAGATGGAGATTATGATTGGGCCGGACCTGACGTACTACGACACAATCCAAGCTTAAAAATAAAGAACTTGCGAAGGTGTATTAAGGTTGGCGTTTTTGGGCGCTACGTGATTAGTTAAGGTGTAACAATGTCTATAAGACCCGCTTGCCGTCTGGAGAATTAAGTTGTATTACTACGCGAAAGACGATAAGATATTCAACCATAGTATGCGCCCATTCTATGATTTTGGTCATGAGTATGTAATAGGTATACTAATATGGGAACCGTGGTAGTATGTATTATTATCCCAACTTGGATATGGTTTCACATTAGGACAATATATGTGGGAACCGGACGCTTGTGGCCTATGTTGATAGTGTGAGTGTTACATTCTGATATTTGGTCCCGGTTTTGCCTCGACCACCTGTCGATTTTCGAGCCTGCACGCCGGTACACATACTGAACAAAAAACCCCACCCGGCAGTCGCCCCGATGACGTAAACCCTTACACGCCAAGGGGTTACGCCCACCACATCAAAACTTTCGTGCCCGGCATGGTCAATCTTTTAGCATGACATTTGCTCATAATAAATTATCTCAGAATTTTATAAAATTGTTCAAGACGGCCTTGACTCCACGCCGATACTTGGTATAATGCACACATCGGACAGCCAACCCTCAACGGAGACGACCATGAGCCAGTTCAATGAATTCGACGCCGAACTTGAAGCGGAACGTGCCTTCGGGATGACGGGGTATGACTACGCGGATTATAACGATTACCTTGATGGTGACGACCTCGCGAACTACAACGCTAACGAAGCGGATGATTACCGCGATGAGGGTATGGATGATTTCGACCCGTCCGAATATGAGGCGTCCGACGAAGCCGACATGTACGGCGGATGGGATGATGACGGTGGGCGGTATGATGAGTAACGCTTGACGCGGCGGCGTCTAAAGTCCGCGTCGGGGTTTGCGGTCATCCTGACATATAAAACCGCTTATTATACACCTAACTGCGGTGAAGCAACGTATAAAGCTCTGTTGCTCAATGTGCGTCCGGCCCGCAGCCTTGACTACCGAACGCAACCTCTTACGGTGTAACGGGTTAGCGTATCGGGAGGACTTCCGATAGCGTAAAGCCTTACAGCATATAGACTTACATCACATTTCCACTATTGAAAAATACATACCTCTTTCCCGTTCAGCAAGTAACGTACCGCTATTCATTTGGCATACGCTTTGCTCTATTATTTATTTCTTTTTTATTTTTCTTTTTTCTATGATATTGTGATTGACAATCCGAACCATGACGATATAATACACGCATGGAAACGACAAACGCCCAAACCGGAGAGAAGAAAATGCTGCAAGACATGGATTATGTTTGCGACAACATGGACAAAATCAATGAAGCAATTCGTGAGGCCGACGCTGAAATTCAACCGGTTCTCGACCTCTGCACGGTTCTGGAATGGTACGGTATCGAAATCCTATACGAATAATTCGCACAATCCGATATCCGGCGGATAAATCCGGTTTTGGGAGTTTCGGCGGTAAGTTGTACCTTGTAATTAAAACTGCCGCACATGTTTATTTTACTTCTCAGGATTTCACAATGTATGGTTTGTTTCTTATCACCCTTTTCGTCGTCGCATCTATTATTGGATACCTGACGGAAAAGCAAGTATCGGAATGAACATGGATATCATCGACAAAATTCTTGTGACGATTATCGGATTTGTTGTAATCAACATCCTGATTTGTCTGTTTACGGCATGGGATATTCTGTCGATATACGCTCGCTTTAGCATGTGAAATGCGTTGCGATAAAGCCTTACGGTGTAAGGACTTAGCGTATCCGAAGCATGGTTGACCGATGGTATGATTGCATCAGAAGCGAGATTCTATCTGTCATTCTACAGTATGAATACGCCAGAAAATGTTTCCGCCGTCGTCGAATTCTTCAAGAATTACCTTGACAGTCTCCGATAACTATGGTATAATCTGGAAATGACAAACAGGGGAGAAATGAAATGAGATTCCTAATTTATACCGATGGCACTTTCCGATGCGTCTTTCAAGGAAGCAATTGCCTTGACATTGTTGCGGAATACTGCAAGAATAACTTTCCCGGCGAAACCGCCGTTGTGAAGTATCTTGATACAAATGGTAAACTCACTTCCAAGGTTATTTATCGGGGGCAGCAATGAATCAAGCAAGCCAGTATTCGACAATCGGCTATATCATGGACTATGGTAACCTGGTCAAGGTAGTGATTCTGCGACACGACGGTAAGAACGTTATTGTGCGTCGTCTGGGCGAATTCAATAAGGTGATTGTATTGAATGCGAATGAGGTGTTTGAACGCGACTTGGCCGAATAGGCTATATGGGCTGACGCCGGTTAGCGGCGCATGTCCGTACACTTAAGCTCTGTACGGATGTGTAGCAGGCGCGATTCCCGCCGATGCGCTTTGTTACATCCGCTCTTTGCGGATATCACGCGCAAACCCGCACCCCCGCGAAAATACTTAGGGAGATAAAATGATATTCTCACAGTCTATTCCGACAATTGAGGGATGGATAGGTGCGATGATTTTTCCCCGATATTCTAAACCCTTACAGCACAACAACTTACGCCAATATTTCAAAATCTCACAATTTTACCGATTACACGCTTGACTCACGGTCGATAAGGTGTTATAATCGGCCCATCACAGCAACCTACTCAACGTTGAAAAGCGTGGGCGTGGGCCGTATAGGTATGGAGTTAGGTCTTGAGAGTTGGCGGTGGTTGTGGAATACGCTTTGTGTTGATTCGCGGCCTGTTCAAGAGTTGATTCAGGTATTGGAAGATGAAGGTCTTATCTTGGAGTAGCAATGAAATTTCTAGCTCTCGGTATCTGTTACGAAGACGGAACCAACAATTCCCTTGAAGTTAATTTCATCGACCCGCAACTTACTTCTGATGCACTGCGTAAAAAGTTTAAGTATCCTGAATCGTTCAAATGGGACAGGATATTCCTGATTCGCAATGATATAGAAAGTCCGTCTGTGGTCTGCAACTGGGAGCTTGCCAAGGATTTCTCATAATTACTGTACCGGAGAAAAAACAATATTCAACGACGAGGATGATTTCTACGTCGATGAGGAACAAATCGAGGTTGATGAAATGTTGGGCGATTTTGATGAGCATGACGAACCTCTAGATGACGAACTTGATTTCATCGAAGATGAAGAGTTCGATGATGATTTCGACGATTCGGATTACTAATTCCTCCAACCGAAAGAGTTTCGTATGATTCGCCTATTCCGCAAAAATACTACTTCGCTTCTCACAATCAAACTGTCCGATGTAGGTGCGACATTTGATATGTCAGACGCCGCAATTCAGGCACATGTGAACGCGATGTACTTTGGATGGGTGGTTATGATGATTGAACAGGGAAACGAAATTCGTACTTTTGAAGGAATTTTTGAATGATTTGCTTAGCGTTGGGTTTAGGAATTAGTATAGTCCTCTATATCATAGGGCGAGCAATTTTCGATGACATAAACTTTTGAAAGGGTTAACATGATTCAGGAATGCACTTGTGAGGATTTTGTTCGTGTGGTTTATCAGGGCGGAAAGTCCCCGGAATACCTTGGAACCGTGCAAGAATGCGGTCCCAAACAAATTCTGGTTAAGCTGTCAAAACCCGACGCTAAGGGTAAGGTTCAATACCGCAATTTCACGCGGTCTAACATCACACAACTAGAAAAACTGTCGTGAACCATTCGGACTTACCGCCGCAACTATGGGAAGCCTGTTGTGGCGATATGTTCAACGATAGGGACAATCCTCACAATCACCGACTTCGATTCATGAAGTTTGTGGTTGTGGGGTTGATTCCTTTACCTCAATGTGTTATACTCTGGCCTGACTTTTGGGGTAGTGAAAATGAACAGAAGCAGACGCAAAGAAATACGCCGATAAACTGAATCAATGTGCAGACGGTGCGGCGATTCGGAATATGGAATAAAGCTTTATGGTGTAACGAGTTACGCTATCGGAAGCACTCTCGATTCCCTAAACCCTTACACTATAACAACTTACATATATACACCAAGATTGAAACGACATAACCTTTTATCTCCTCACGCTTTAGTGTTTTTCTGACAAGCCGTCTCAAGTTTGTTTCACTAATTAGCCGATATTCACTGTATGGTGAAACCGCTGTTGTTTTGTTCAGGTTGTGCGGGCTGGACGGTTAAGCAAACCTATTCAATCAGTGGAGAATTCCCAAACGTCCCACATTACCACGTCGGCGTCGAATTCGAGAAAAAATTCTAAGGAATAGGCTTGACAATACAGGCCGAATGGGTTATAATAGACACATCAGACACGCAACATAAACAAGGAAACAAAATGTACCGTTCGCAAATCAGTCAGGTTCTCAAAATGATGGAAGATTGCGAAAATAAGGCTGATTATCGCGACCTTCGACGATTGATAAATCGGTATATCAACAATCTGGACAAATGGAAGCTGACGCCGAACGATGTCGGCGCGGATGCTTCCCCCGCAAAAAATCATTGGACAACGCGGCCGTGGCGTTTCGATACTGATTTCACCATTGAAACTCGTAACGCTGGCGATAAGCTGCACGACTTTTTGGTTGAACTGTACGGAAACACCCCGTTCCGCATTAACAGTGATGGTAGATACAAAATCCAATTGATTAAGAAGCTTATGGAATTCGGTGGGTACTACGACGAAGGTACAGGCAAAACGGCATACGTCAGTCTTTTGCACGCCAAACAGTTTGTGGAAAAATACTTCGCCGACTGGTGCTAGGCCTGACATGTAAGCAAAAACCGGGTATAATAAACCCATCACAAACAAGGAGAAAAAATGGTTCCTCGGATTGCAAGTTATTTGGTCCACAATGCACGCGGCGGATACTTTGACATTCAGCCGCGTAACGCGAAACTTCCACCGGTCAGGGTTGATACCGTCCCTGCTCATGCCGTGAAAACCGATAGCGATATGATTCAAAAAAACGGTGCATGTCTTCCAATTCGGAATAACCGCTAGGGACAACACGAACCCCTTTTGATTACTGTTCAAGTGTATCAACGCTTGTGGTTTTCGGGAAAGAATTTTCGGCTGATTACTCTTGACAACGCCGACGAAATACGGTACAATGTGCGGACTGACAGACGTTCACGAAATCAACCGGGGCGACAAAATCACGATAGTTCTGAATCGAACATCTAAATAGCCGACTGTGGTGTTGAGAGTAGTGAACGGGCAAACGGAAACAAACATAGGAAACAAGTTGAAAAATTCTTGATACACTACTCGAACATCACCGCGAGTATAAATAAAAGGTGGGGCAAGGTAGTACCCTGTGCAACTCAGGGTCAGGAGTCAATCCGTCCATTAAACGTGAAATTCCTGCTACGCTCATATATTATAAACTATAACCGACTCACGAAGCAATCCTCAACCGTAAGGCTGGTAATATGGTAAGGCTTCGCAACCGAAACAACGGTTAATCCTACCGGTTAGGAAATGAGTCACGGAGTCAATCCAAGCGAAACCCATCGTGATGAAGAATCAAACGGGTAACTTTTGCAACTAACCACGTTTTGGAGTTTGATAATGAAACTGACTGATTTGTTCAACGTGTCGGAAACCGGGACCGAATTTTCTCAGCTTAAAGGCGTCTTCGCCGGTGCTTTGGAAAAGGTTCGTGAGCAGAAAAAGAATGAGGCGCTTGAAACCGTTGCGGGTTTCTTGTCTGACTTTTCGTCTCAGCGTGACCGTGGCGTAACTCAGTTACGTGAGATTCGCAAGCAAGAGAAACGTCAAAAGGAATTGGTTGCAAAACAAGACCGCGCTTTGAAATACTTCATGGAAGTCGGCGACCCGATGCCGTTTGCTTGGTTGGTTGGAATGCAACGTCGAGTTGCTTCACGTCTGGCTTTTATCGGTGTTGAAGTTGACCTGACGAAGGTTGCCGAAGTTCCCGCCGATTGGAAGTAGGTTACTATACGTTTGCAAGCCGTTAATAACTCGTGATAACAGAGAATGGGGCTGAAAGCCCGCGAGCGCTCTGTACGGTGGTGCGGCCCTGATAAGAATTGACTAGCGTTCAAATCAGGCTCAACAGATGCACCTAGCAAACCTTTTTATACCCGGTATCATTTTGTGGTATCGGGTTTTTTCGTATCTGTAGATAAGAACCAGATGTAAAGTATTACCGTGTAAGGGTTTAGGGAATCGAGCTTCTGCCCGCAAATACTATGCCAAATTAAATTATTAAAACTAGCCGCCTCGGTCTTGACAACCGGCAGATTTTGCTGTATAATCATTCCACTATGAAATACCATAAAGACGCATACGGACTGCCTAGCTTTACACCATTCAAGTTACGTTTACGGTATTCCCGTCACGCAATCAATAGGATGAATGAAAAATGTATCGCAATGGTACATTATACGCTAGATAGTCGAGACTGCGATATCTTTGAAATTGAAGATACAGACTTACGCAAATACGCTTTGCGCGTATCTTATAATAAGGTTGAAGACCTTTGTATAGTGGTCGATGAAACCGGATTTGTAAGAACAGTCTGGCTAAATCGCAAAACCGACAATCATCGCACGTTAGACAAATCACAATACACAAGGCCAACAAAATGAAAAAAGACAAAACAACTCTTACAATTCCGAATGATAATCCGTTCGGTCGCAATGGACACACTCAATATCGAAGCGGTGCGGGCAAACATCTTGACAAACGTACACGTAGGAAGCGCACTCGTGGGGCGGCGTTGAGGACCATGTTACAATCCTACTAATCTGGTTGCATGGCGAACACCTTTCCCCCTTGAAAAATTCAAAACAGACACTTGACAAACAACGAACAATCTGATATAATAAATTCATCGCCGAGTTATCCTGTACGGACGACAGTGGGAATTAAGCCCGCATCAAGCGCCTGTAAGCGGGACTTTTCTACTGTCGTGCCTTGCTTTTTCGTGATGTTTTGAGAATTCTCTCTGCTAAGGAAAAGAAAAATGGTTTCGATTGTCTATGCTACTCCGTGTGATGGCGTTCGTGAATTTACGTTTGATTGTGGTTCGGATTTGGCCAGACATGTTCAAGCTAATCGGCCCGCCATATTTGTCGGCGTTCCGAAATTGGAAGATGAAAAGTACGCTGAAAAGCGTGCGGCTTTGCTGAACCGTTCATTTTCAATGCCTCAAGAAAAAAATAAGAATTGGGATTGACAACGAAGCCACGATTTAGTATAATTGTGACATGACGCGAACGACAACGAGTCGAACGCAAAACTCAAACTTTTGAAAAGGGGTCTGGATTATGGTTACGAATGCTGCTGTTGATGGTAAGGTTGTTCAAGGTAAAGTCGCGACGGAAGCCACGAAGGAACGGCGTGAATCGGTTTCGACCGACACGTTTGTCGCGTTCATGTCCAACCCCGAAGTTGCAAATCTGACGGTTGCTCAGGCTGCTGAAAAGCTGGGCATGTCCGAAGGTTCCTTCCGCACTCGCCTGAGTGTGTTCCGTAAGATTGCGACCGCTCAGGGATTGACGATTCCGAGTTTGGTTGATGGACGGCATGGCCGCAAGGGCGTGAAGCGGGTGACGGAAGACGCGATGACGCGGGCCGTGAAGGCTTTGGTTGCGAAGAATCTCAGCAAGTAGTCTGAAATAGGTTAGCCGTAATCCTACTCTCAAAACGGCGTTCGTATTATGAAAATGCCATCGTTTCCTATAATAGAGATATTAGTGATTGCGATATTAGTCGCCGCTACTATACTATTTGGGGAGGCGGTGGCGTGTTTTATTGGATGGTTAAAAGATTTAGTAACGTAATGTGTTGCGGTGTAAAGATTTGCGGCGTCGGGGGCGCCCCCCGCCAGCAAACGCCGCGCCAAACCATAAAAAAGATTCTTGACGGAATTCGCTTGACTTGTACGGGTTGTCGTGGTATAATTACCCCATCGAAACGGTTACTCAAATAAAGGAAAAACGAATGACTGCTGTTCTGCAAGGTAACGAAGACGCTCTAAAACAAGGTTCGTGGGTTTTCACCGACCAAGGTGTTGCGGAAAAAGAGGGATTCTGTAATGTGTCACAATACTGGTATCCGAAAACGCTGTCGTATGAGCAAGGAATCGAGCAAGTCGAACACTTACGGCTTGAACGTGAAGATTACGAATTCTCCGCAAAAAACGTGGAATTCGGTTTGACCGATACGGGAATCTCCGTGAATATCGGTGGGCAGACGTTCACCCCGAACGACTGGTCTGCACGTCAGTTATGCAACTGGTTTGACACCCCACAAACGATTTATACTTACTACCGCGACGGCGATGTGGACGCGCGGGATTTGATTGTGCGGGCTTTGCGCGCCGGTCAGCGGCAGTACAAAGACAAAGACAAAACGCTGCTGTTCAGAACTTACAAAGATGGTACGCTTCGCGGTGTCATGTCTCAGAAGTATTCGATAATTGACAATGTGTGGTATATTAACACCCTGAAGGAATTCATTCCCGGTGGACGATTGTCACACTGGAACGGCGATGCGGATACGCTGTATGGGAATGTTCTCATCCCGGATACGATTCGCGAAGAAACGGACTCTCAATATGGTGGGATGTTGTCCATCAGCAATTGCGAGATTGGCCGTCGTGTCATTTCGCAGATTCCCAGTATCTTCCGTGCGATTTGTCGCAACGGTTGTATTTGGGGTGCAACCAAGGGTACGGAAATGCGTCAACGTCATATTCGCGTTGATTACAAATCCGTCAAAGAATTGATTCGTGATAACATTCACAAACAAATTCCCTTGCTAACCACCGGAATTCCGATGTTGTTGGATACCCACAATCTCACGACTGAGGTTGGTATGGCGAACATCTTTGCCGCGATTGTCAAACAACACAATATGACGCATGAAATTGCTGGAGAGTTTATCCAACAATGGACGAACAACAGCAATGAAAAAACCGCGTTCGGTGTAATTGATGCGGTTACTCGTGCCGGTCAGAAGTTTAGCCCGGAAGTATGGGTTGAATGCGATAAGATTGGCGGCGAGTTGGTTCGCGGTTCTGATAAGGCATGGGATAAGCTGACCGGCTTTGCGAAGTCGCTTGACGAAAAGGACGTTCAGAAGATTTTCGGGATTGCCGCCTAGGGTCAACGAACAGGCAAGCTAACTATACCCCTCTTAATTTCTACCTTGCGGTGTATAGGTCAACCGCCCTTTTTAGGAACATACTATGCAAGTCTTCAGTGTCATTGTTTCTGACCCTATGAACCATAGCAATAACAACATCTTTTTTCAGTATGATTTCAAAGCTACCGATAGGAAACGCGCTTATCAGTTAGCTGAGGATAAGTTGTGGAGTATCCTGATGGATGATAAGTATGCTACACCTCAAATGGTTGAAAGAATCATTGCTGAGGCAGAGTTTTGTTGCGTTGACTCTTTTAAGGAAACAAAATGAAATTTCAATTAACATTCAAAACACCTGATATTCTGGACCAGATTGATACCGGCAGTGATGACGAAATCGAACGCTGTAGAGATTTCGCCAACCGTTGGATTGAGTGGGGAGAGTATCTTATTGTTGAATTTGATACGGAAGAGGGGACGGCGGTTGTGAAATGACATAACTCCTTATGCTGCAACGATTTGCGGCATCGGGAGCGGCCCCGCCAGCCGCAAACCCTTACACGACAACGACTTACAACATACCACCAAAATTTCTCATGCCCGGCACGCAATTTCTTTTTCTACTCCGTTAGGTTTTTAGCCTTGACTGTTCGGGGTAGATATGCTATAATAGGGAATCTCAAACGGGGAGGGAAAATATGTTAAGGTTCGGTCGCGGAAACGCAAAACTGGACAAGTTAGAATCCGTAGTCGGCGGAAAAGTGTACACCTTTTCGCTACTTTCCGGGTTTACTTGCCCGTATGCGAAGGATTGTCTGTCTAAGGCAATTCGTATCGGTGGTAAGTCTACTATTGTTGACGGGCCGGATACTAAATTCCGTTGCTTCTCTGCAAGTGAGGAAGCTATGTATCCTAATGTGTACAATTCCAGGAATGACAACCTATTACAACTGCAATCGTCAACCAACATGACAGAAACAATCGGCGAGTCTATTCCTGCGGATGCTAAGTGTATTCGTGTTCACGTCGGCGGCGACTTTTTCAATTCAACGTATTTCAATGCGTGGATGAATGTTGCTCGCATGTATAGTAATAAGCTTTTCTATGCTTATACTAAATCTCTACCGTTCTGGATTATGGGAAGGGATAAGGGTATTATTCCTGATAACTTTGTCTTGACGGCTAGTTATGGCGGTTATAATGATAGTATGATTGCTGAACATAACTTACGCCATGTTGTAGTTATTGCCGACGATGTTACCTGTAAGGCTATCATTAACAGCGGGAATTATGATATTGTTCCGGTCGGACAATTCAAGGGATATGAAATTGACCATGACGACAGTCACGCGGCGTTACCTTCCCTGCGAGAAGATTCTTTTGCATTATTGATTCACGGAACCCAACCTAAAGGTACTGACGCTGCAAAAGCAAAGTCTACACTTAAAGGCGTTGGCTCTTATGGTAAGGGGGCCAAATAGTGGAAAAACATATATGGGCAATAGTGATAGTGGCAGCATTCATTATCGGGTTTATCTATTATGAAGGAAACAATCGTGGAAAGTGAAAATGTGTACAGTTACGGGGATATAGTTGCTCGTATGTGCGATGCAATTGAAACTCTGTCGGCTGAAGAATTGGAGGATGTAGCGAATGAAAAATTCGGGATGAATATCCGATATATTGGGGATTCGATGTTTGAGGAAATTCCCGATGAAACGGAATAACCTGTACAGATGACAACCGCCCGGCCTAACCCGCCGGGTTTTTTAGTGTACCTGATTTGTTACACTCGCTATCGTTCGATACTCGCACACCACGCTTACCCCTTGAAAAAGTTTAATCTTCTTCAAAGTAGCATCATACGCGATTATAGTATGATGGCAACGGGCGCGCCACATTTTCTTATTGAAATACAATCTTCGTCACGACTGTAGCATAGATACCAGAAGTACATTATTCCTCCACAAACATCTCTGATAGTACGAGTACAGACGCGCCAAGGTTAATTCCTACAAGTAACCAGTGCCATTCATGAACAACACCGTAACAAAACGAAGTGATATTCATACCACCAAATATAGCCATCAGCTTTCTTTCCACGGTTTGTTACACTCCATATGTTACGATAGCGCCCGCACAGGCGTCCACCTTGAAAAAGTTTTAGCGGTTCTGCTCTATGTGAGCGCAGGCTATACCACACAGGATACTATGCGGCAATATCCATAGGCCCGGAATTCCAAAGACCGCCGTAATTGTAACTGAACACATAATCGCAATAAATGCTACCGTCGCCATCAGGAAATACTTCATTTTTACTCCTGTGTTTTCATCTAGTGTTTTCTGATAAAATCGCCTATACATAGTTAAATATGTAGGGCCACTTATATGTACAAATCGCCCCTATTCTTAAGGAAACGTAATGTTACACCTCTACTTCGTCATCATAATCCAGCTTCTCATCCCAAGTTTCTTGGATTTTTCCTTCGCAGTAGTCGGCGATTTCTTCAAGTAGGTCAAGTTTTTCATCGAAGGTGAGAGAATTTTCGTGGAGCGTCTTAGAAATCTGTACAGCTATATCTCGCCCCAACTTCGCGCCCTTAAGAATAACATCTGACATATTTTAACTCCTTAATTCATAGAGGGTTTTGTCCAAGTATCAAAAGCAACGTTTAACTCGTTGCTAACCATCAAAAGTGAGTATTCTCCAGCCATAATGTTAATGGTAGTACTGAGTTCCGGCGGTAAAATAGAATAAATTGCGAGGAATTCGCTTGTAATTTCGTTTAGCCGCTCGTATAATGGATGAATCGGAGGGACGTTGTGCATATTATATCACATTCTAGCCTGAAATCAAGCAAAAAAGCCCTTAGAAACAAAGAAAAGAGACGAAAAGAGGATGTTTATAGGGATAGTTTGGGTGTTTATAGCTGATTTTGTGGATTTTGGTGAGTTATGTAGCCCAACCGCCTTAAATTGGAAGTTGAGGAAAATACCCTTAAACGACCAAACGTGCTAGCTTACTCTATAGGGAGAAATTGTTCTCTAAGTTCTTTCTGGATATATACTCTACCTTCAATGGGATAACCTATACTATCACTTCTAACAAAATGTGTAACAGAATCAATAATATACAGAATTTTGTCACTGACGAAGCTAAAGCTCTATATGGATTACTCTTGTTCTTTATGAGGATTCTTCTCAAGTAGTAAATCCATCGTTAATAACAACCAACTCACCAACTTCATAGGTGCTTTTAACACTCATAACTACTCTTTCCATATAAAAGTAATTTGAATGATTGTAGTCCTAACGTAGTTTTAATACGATACTTAGGATACCAAACACATCCTATATCTAAAGAAATAACATTAGTATTAGAAGCAAATCTCTTATGATTCTCGTACTTATACTTCTCATCCGTAAGTAGATAAAATGTTATACATAGGGCGATTATGATAATACATTTACGCATCAATCACCAAGAATATCAAACGGGTCATCTAGCTTTGGTCCTATAGTCTCTCCTGGAAACCAATACCCTTTAAGGCAACAGTTTTGGTCAATGTGCGTATACTCTCCACCACAATCTAGACAAAAGCTCTGTCGTATTTTAAGTCGCTTTAACAACTCAAGTAGCACAGCGAACGGATTCGGCATTATCGAACCTAATACGTTAATGGTTGACCAGTAGTACAACTAACAACATATCCAGAATATCCACAAATCTTACAACGACGCTTAGGATACTTGGGCCGTCTAAAGAACTTAGCCTCAATACAACACTGACACTTAAAGATGTATGGAGCGTCGGGCAGATTCACCACATTAACAGCGCAAGATTTAGGAGTAGCACCAATACGCCTAGCTATAGACTTCCATAAATAACCATGACCAGCGCCACGCGGAGCGAGAGCGTGTGCAATCTCGTGAAGAATAGTATCTTCTAGTTTTTCTATAGGATTAAGGTCAACATATGAAAGCGAAAACTCTAAAAGTTGCTTGTTGTAATAACATCTACCTAAAGTCTTAACCATTCTATCGTTATACTGGTAGACCCAATGGTGAAGACCGTGAAGATTCATAAGTTCTCGAACACGACTACCAAATTGTTGACGATGGTTCACTATCATGGTCCTACTTCTCTTGTTTTTGTTTCCGTCGTATGGTACAATTATAACCGAACGCGAAAGAAAAGTCAAGAGGGAACGCTAAATTTTGGATGGGTTTTGTTCAACGCCGATATAGGCGTAGCAGAAAAATTGCTTCTCGTCGTGAATTACTTGTATAGACGTAGCTTTATGTCCAAACGATAAATTATCTCATAGGGTTTGATAAATTACGAAAGTTAAATTCTTGAAATCCGGGAAGCAAACCAAGTTGTTCAATATTTATCTTGGTAAAATTAACAGGAACACCGCTATAATTAAATCCGGGTTGTTCCCACCATTTAGTATTGTTGCCCCAAAGAATAAAAGACCCTATAAAGGACGATATAGTAGCAAAAATTGTTTCTCGTCTATTAAGTTTCATTACTAACCTTCCTTTGTAAAATCTTTAATAGGACCACAGCCTCTTTAAGTGGTAGATTTACTATTCTATCTCCTAACTCTTTAATTTCGTCATCTGGACAGAAAGAAGCTATTACTTTATCGTTTATACTGGGTGGCTCCATATCATTCTCCTATAGTTATAGATTTAGAAAGTTCTCCCAACATCACGAGTTTAGCATGTCCTGCATGAATCAACCGATATGTGCGTAAAGCCTGTCTTAGAACCTGCATCCAATCTAGTTCTAATTCTACTGCTAAATCATTTATAGCTATAATTTCTTTCGGAGTCCAATCTCCAAATCTTATTGTATTTCTATTTAACATCTAAATTCTTACTTATATGGTTTTCTAAGCCCATCTTGCATTTGTTTCCATATCTCATATTGGTTATTATAATCATCTTCGTATATTTCGGTAAACACTCTTACACCATCAATCCTATGAATACCACCAGAAAAAATATTAGGGTTATTTACATACTTAAACTGTCTACATTCTATTGTATCGTATTGTGGATAATAATACATTTGAAATCTTTGGTAATTTTTAATAACATTGTACTACTATAGAAAAATACCGCCCCATATTTGGAATGAGACGGTATCGTATGCTTCATCATATGTCAGAACTATAACATCCATTAGACAGTAATACTATCAATACGGATGTCGTCGAACGTAGATTCACGCTTCATAAAACGCTCCAATTCATTTGCAATTTTGATGTCAGCAAAAAGACAGCGGCGTTCTGGACGCTCATAACCTTGAGGTTTATTACCACGAACAGCATACATTGTCTTACCGGCATGTTTGAACATAACGTAATAAAAGGTTTTCATTTAATACTCCTAAGAAATCCCCAAAACAAAATGAAAAGTATAACCAACCAGACAAGCGGACCAGAAATAGCTAGTAGAAAAGCCCCTTGACCTTTTGAATATTTCCAAGGACTAGAAGCAAAGTAATAAAAAGGAACGAATCCTAAAATAGACCAAGCTATAATGATATCTAAAACATTCATTTTGATACCTCAAAGTAGTAATTTTTATACTTCACCAAAATATCAGCGATTTGTTTGTGACTCTTACGCTTATCGTCGTTTAAGATAGTGAGATTATATAGACGCTCGCCGTCCTTAGCTATAGCTTTATTTGGTTCGCCCATTGTATCAAAAAGTCCAAGCTTTCTTTTAATTTTAATACTTAAAATACCTTGCTTATAATCATATAGATGTCCACAAGCGTAAGATAAACTATGTGTGTTAGGAGCTAAAACTTCACAAGCCAC